CTCGAGGCGGTCGCCTGTCGTGACGTCGAGCTTCTCCCACGCGGCATGCAGCCGCTCGGCGGGCGTCTGCATGACCGTCGCGAACTGCCCGGCGAGCTGCGACTGCGATCCCTTGGCGTTGAGCAGCGGATCCATCTCGGCGTGCACCGCTGCCAGGCCCTTGGCTCCTCCTCCGGCCGCGTTGAAGATGGGCGCCAGGCGCTGGAAGGCTTTCACGCCGCGCGCGCCGAAGACCTCGGAGAGCTGCCCGAGGTTGCCACCGGTGCCCATGAGGGCCGCCTCGATGAGCTTCTCCGGACCGCCCTTGATGAGACCCGTCTTGGAGTCCACAGCGCCCCGCAGCCATGCCGGCGCATCGCGCTTGCCCGCCTTGGACACGGCCTCAGTGCCGAGGTCCTTGACCGCAATGGCGGCTTCTTCCGCGCTTGAGCCCTCTGTCCGTGTCACCTGCGCCAGCGCCAGGAGCTTGCGCTGGTTGTCCGTCACGCTGCCCTGGTAGAGGCCGCGGGTGGAACCGAGGCTTCCAGAGAGAGATGCCAGGTCGGAGATCTCCACGGCGCCCTGCTTGCCCTGCTCCATCAGGTCGAGCAGCATCTGCTGCATGTCCTTCTGGCTCAGTCCCTTGTTTTGGGCCTGAAGGATGCCGGCGGCGCCGGTGATCGATTGCAGATCGGTGCCCGTCGCCTTCGAGAGCTGGGCGAAGAAGCCCATGTTGCCCATCGCCGATCCGAACTTGTCGGCGCCGGCGCGCGCGACATACGTCCTCACCGCGTCGATGAGCTCCCCCTTGTCGACGCCCGTTTCCTTGGAGACCTGCCCCGCTTCGGCCAGTACGCGCCGCGTGTCGTAGCCCGCCGGGCCCTGGCCACCTACGGTCGCGGAGTTGAGCAAGAGGGCTGCGCTCTTCTCGGAAGAGAGCTGTTTGCCCGCGATGTCGGCGAGCGCGAAGCCGCCGCCGATCGAGAGTGCCGTCCCGGCCATGCCGGCCATGCTGCCGAGCGAACTGCCGACGCGGCCGGCGTGAGCGCCCATGGCGCGGGCGGCGCGCTCACGAGCCGTGATCTCGGCGCGGGCCTCCTGCTCGGCATAGCGCCCGGCCATCTCGGCGGAGCGCTGTCGAACGCGCATCTTGTACTGTTCGATCTTCTCGAACTCTCGGGCGGAACGCTCGCGCTCCTTGCGCTCCTCGTTGGCGATCCGTTTGGCCGTCTGCGACTCCTCGCGCTCGTGCTGGCGCTCCCAGCGCTCCGTCTCCTTGACGAGCTTCTGGTAGGCCCGCTCGCGCTGCGTCGCCTCGTCCTCGGCGGCCTTGACGCGAGTTCGGCTCGCGTCGCGTACCGCGCGCGTCCCCGCTGCCTCGTTCTTCTCGATCCTCTTGATGATCGAGTCGAACGCGCGGTCGACCTCCTGGACGCCACCGACCGCGAAGCGGACTACGACCGGATCGATCAAGACTACTCCGGCACTCGTACGGCCTCGTCACCGAGTCGGCCGCTGGGCGACGTCACGCTTTCTCCGTCGCTGCTCATCTCGGGCGACGACGCGGCGCGATGCGAGCCAGAGGAGCCACTGCCCTCCGGTGACCTGCGCCGGCGTGACACCGAATGCATCAGCAGCCGATTCCGAGCTTCCGACGAGAGCAGCGCTAAAGGGACGGAGCTGCCGCCCTCCTCAAGACGGCGGAGCCACGCATCCATCGTCGACTCGTCCATCTCCGAGAGGAGCGGCCCGCTCTCCGATTGCCACAGGCAATAGGCCTCGAAGAGCGCAGACCACTCGTCGCTCGTGACGACCTTCTTGGCGTATGCCGGGTTGGGGAAAAACGGCAGCCGCACGTCCCGCGGGTCTCGCGCCGCGCGGCAGACGCACTCGACCACGAGCTCGTTGCGGTAGATCTCCTCGTAACCTGCGCTTCCGCGCTTGGCCGGTTCGACGACCTGCACGTCAGGCTTGCGGCCCTTGGCCAGCAACTCCTGGGCGTAGAGCTCCGCCGAGGCTCGCGCCGCCTGCAGCTCACCCTCGGTGAGCACCCAGATCTTCATCTGGATGTCGACCATCTCGCCCGTCTTTGGGTCCTTGCGCGGATAGCCGAAGTCCGTCGTGGGCCTTGGCATCTCGGCGAGACGCCGAAAAAGCTCTCCGGCTTCGACGTTGGTAGGGGGCTGATTCACGAGGTGTCCTCAGGAAGGCCAAAAGCCCGCACGCGATCGGAGTCGCGGCGGGCTTCTGGTAGGCGCGTGGGAGTCTCTCAGGTCCAGAGCGTGTACTTGCCCCGCGCACGGAAGGTGTATTCGGCGGCCTGGTTGGCGCCGTGTCGGATCGAATCCGAGATGATGAAGCAGTCGCCCTTGAGGGTCTTGCCCCCCGGTCCCAGCGTGTAGAGCTGGGCGGGCAACAGGGCCGCCATCGTCGGACCGGCGTCGAACTCGATGCCCGTCGCAGGTACCGCAGAGACGACCGTCACCTCCGTCATGCCGGCGCCGGGACTCTCGCCCGAGTAGCCACCGGGCACCGTGTTGATCGCCTGGCTGTTGGTCGTTCGGTCGATGGTGACGTTCTGCTCTTCGGCGAGCAACGCCCCATTGGCCGTAACGAAGAGCAGCGTGTAGACGCTGAGGTTTCCGGACACCGCGACCTCCTATTGAGTCGTGAATGGGCCTGGCGCGCAGCGGTCAGGCGACCTGCTGAATGAGCGCCTGGAACTGGTCTGCGATGTTGACCGGCTGCGCGCCGATGAGCGCCGACATCCGCGTTGGCGGATTGGTCTCCGCCTGCACGATTATGTTCGCGTTGATCTGGTCTCCTCCCCGCGTGCCGGGAGGCGATCCCGCCTGCGCCGTCCACTGACCGGCGCGGTCGTAGCGGGTGACCAGGCCCTTGAGGGCGCTCGCCCAGATCGACGGCGTGGTGGCCGTCGGAGGAAGCGCGTTCTGGGACTGCTGGTTGGTCGGCAGGTCCGGCAGCAGGTCCTTGCCACCAAACTGCAGCTGCGTGATCGCCTGCACGTCGTCGGCGAAGTAGTCGCAGATCGTGACCTTGTGCGCGTCGCGGATCCTGTAGTCGTTGACCGATCCGTTGAGCGAGTAGGTCGTGCAGCGCTTGACGAGTTGCGTGGCGCCGGTGCCCAGGATGGTCCAGGGCGTGATGCCGCTGTTGAGTAGCGACGTGATGGTCGCCGGCGTGGGCGCTCCGCCGACGCCATTGCGGCTCGCAGGCACGAGGCCCGAGTTCCAGTAGTTGGTGTCGTTCTGGTTGGCGGGGAAGAGCGAGAAGTTCTTCCGATTGACGCCGACCGAGGCGCCGGCTTCGAGGAGCAGGTAGAGCGCCGCCGAGAACGCGGCACCTTCGCTCGGCTGCCAGTCGACGGCGCCGGCCATGTAGATCTGCTCGCAGCGAGCGGCGTTTAGGCCCGTGGCGCTCGTGATGGCGTTCGCCGTCGTGTCCATGAAGCCGTAGAGGACACGCTGCCGGATGCCCGTCGTGGGCTGCGCTTGGCTGTTGACCTGCGTGACGACGCGACCGACGTTGGTCGAATCGCTGTCGCCGCAGGCGATGTAGTAGTAGCGACTGGCCGCAATCGTCGCGAGCGCGTTGGTGTAGTTGTCGGCCGTCGCGCCGCTCGACAGAAACGTGTTCGCGGTAAGCGACGTGGTCGTGCCGATGGTGCCGGTGCCCGGCGTGATGAGGCTCTGGACTCGGATCCAGTTGCCCTCGGGGCCCTTGATCTTCGCCGTGACGGTGACAACTCCAGCGACGTTCGCAGCAGTGACCGGCCAGCGCGTCTGCGTGTTGATGCTCGCTACGACGGCGGCACCGATCTGCGTCACCGTCTGGCCCGTCGTGATGGCCGTGTCGACGAACTGGTCGTTGCACCAGAATCGAAGGTTGCCGTTGCTCGTCGCCGTCGTGGCGATCGTCATCGTCGCCGAGGCGGCGGTGCCGGCGCTTGCCGCCGCCGCGATGAAATAGAGCGGCGTCGTGCGGTTGATCGACGTGAAACGCAGGAACATACGGTGAAGCTGGCTGCCGGCGCCAAAGAGGCTGATGACGTCCGATTCGGTCTGGCAGGTGATCGCGGTGTCGGGACCGTAGACGACGGTGTCGGCCGTCGCGGTGCCGGCCGTGGTCATGTTGCCGATGAGAAGGCAGCTCCGGATGCCGCCGTAGCCGGACGCGGGGCCAGCCGCAAAGTCCACTTCGATGTAGACGCCGGGGTTGGGGTAGTTCGCGGCGACGCCGACGAGGTTGATGGCGGCACTCATCGTCTCAGCCCTTCATCGCGGCCTTGGGGGCCGACATGGGTGCGGGTTGCGAGGGCAGCGGCTGCGCGGACACCGCGCGCGCTTCATCGAGCGCCAGCTTCTGAGAAGCCTTCGCCTCGTCCGAGTGCTCGCCGCCGAACGTCGGATCGAACTTCTGTCCGACCATCTGCGCCGTGTACTCGTCAGCCGGCCAGAGGTCGCGATCGCGCAGGTGGCGGATGTATTCGCTGCGGTTCGGGTCGGCCGACGAGATGACGATGACGTCATCGGTCGCGGCGCCGAGCTTTTTCACGAAGGCGCCGTGATTGCGCACCTCACCGGTCTTGCGGCCCAGTTCGTCGCGTACCTCGACCTTCGGTCCGAGGGAGGCATCGAACGAATAGCCGTGGAAGCGGCGGATGCCTCCCGCCTGCGCGGCGTAATCGGGCACCATGCCGGTGCCTCGAGCGAGGAACTTGAGCGGCGGATCGGCCATGGGATGGAACTCTCCGTCGTCCACGCATCGAGGCGCGGACCGGTCGTGCGGTGTTTTTGGTGGGCGAGCTACGCGAGGCCGGTGGCCAACGCGTTCACTTCGCGAGAGCGAAGCTTGTCGAGCTTTTTGAGAAAGAGCTTCCGTTTGACGGGGCTCATTCGATCGATGAGCAAGCGGCCTTGCAGGTGGTCAACCTCGTGGGCCGCGGCGCGCGCGCCGTCTCCCTCGAGGGCCATCTCGAACTCTTTGCCAGCCGGGTTCTTGCCACGAAGGATCACGAAGTCGGGCGCCGTGATGGCCTCCGGAATTGAGTCGAAGGACAGGCATGCCTCCATGCCGATCGCGGACTTCCCGCTATGGGAGATCTCCGGATTGCACACGACGCCGTAGCGCCCGGGGCCTGCGGCCAACACGAAGATCGACCACGGCTCTCCGCCAGGTCGCTCATCGACCTGCGTCGATGCCAGGCCAGAGCCTCCGGCCCGGATCATCGTCGCTCCGAGTTCACGACAGAAGGCCTCGATGGCTTCGCTCCCAAACTCGTCGTCGCGCACCGGGCGCGCCTTGAGGCGCAGGAGCTGCGCGTCGTACGGGTATCGCAGGATTCTCAAGCGCGCCTCGTCAGGTGTACGTGAACGCGTTCGCGAGAGATCCGCTCTGTCCATCCGGGTTGACCACCGTGACCCCGAGCGCTGCGCTGCTGGCGCCCGATACTGCGGGCGTCGCGCACGTGATCGACGTCGACGATACCCACACGACGTTTGTCGCGAGCGTCCCGCCAAAGAGCACCGCTGGGCCCTGCGGCTGCGTGCCTGGTCCATGAATGAAGCCGGTGCCCGTGACCGTGACGCTGGTGCCTCCCGCGTGGGGGCCGCTCGTGGTCGACAGGGAGGAGACGGTCGGAGCGGGCTGCGTGCCGACCTGCACGAAGGGATGAATGCGCGTCCCGTCGGGAGCGACGAGATCCACCGTGACGTCGACGCCCGTGAGCGTGTTGCCGTCGGAGACGTAGAAGTCTCGCTCCACCAAGTAGCCGCTCATTCGAAGCGTCGGAAAGAGCTGGTTGCCGACTCCCTCCAGGTTGCCGTACTCGACGTGTTCGGCCGGGTCCCGGTAGGGGTCTCCGAAGCCGGCCGCCTCACACCCCGACAGGCCACCCGTCGGCGTCGCGATGGCCTGCCCGAGCGAGCCGCCGGGCGGCGTGTAGCCCGGATCGAAGCTCTGGGTGGTCTTGTACCGGATCGCCTGCGCCACCGCGTTGAGCAGCGGCAGCAGTTGCCTGGCCTGGCCCGCGGTCAGCGGCGGCAGCGAGTAGACCAGCTCGAAGAGCCCTCGGTCGTGGCTCCATCCGGACGTCTCGCGGCCAGTCATCCCGCGTCGCCGGAAGGCGCAGAGCAGCGGGAACTCGAACTGGTTCTCTTTGAGAAACGGCGTCGGATCGTATGGGTACTTCTGCGCGACCGCGCTGGCGATCGATACGCCTGCCGCTGCGGCCGCCTGAAGGAGCCGTGGGCCGGGGTACGTTCGGATGACGTACGTCCAGAAGTCCAGGTAGTAGTAGAGCGCCGGATCGGCATCCAGAAGGATGTCGTTGCCGCTCGTCGTGGATATGGGCTGCGTGACCGCGCCGACGCGGAACTGCGTATACGGGCTCGGCGACGGCACAGGCCTTAGACTCCTCGGATCGCGGCGTCGATAAAGAGGTCGAGCGCATAGGCGAGCGCCTGCTCTCCACGTTCGCGCGCATGGCGCATGAAGGGCCGCTCGGAGGTTCCCGGATGCATGACGCTCCGCCGAAACACCATCTGTCCGTTGACGCGGAACGCGAGGGTGCCGGCATTGCGCGCGGCGATGATGTGCGGGCGCGTACCGTATTCGAGGAAGCGTGCCGCGCGACCGGCCTCGACCCACCCTCGCCCGGCAAACGTCTCCGATCGGATGCTCGCCCGTGTCCGCCCGGTTCGGTCCGTGAATAGGGTCGTGGACCGCGCGTCCGCTTCTGCCACTTTCACGGCCTGTCGCAGCGCCAGCGCAGCGGCTTGATGGATGCCGGCCTGCAAGAGTCGCAGGCTTTCCTTGGTCGCTCGTCCGTCGATCTTGATCACGGGCAAACGCTGAGCAACTCGCGGGCAAGCATGCCGCCCAGCGGCCGATCGATCGTGACAGCGACGACTTCCACTCGCTGTCCGTCGACGACGTGGAGCACGCGCACACGAATGAACCGCGCGTCCTCCGGATGCGGTTCGATGATGAGCCTCGGCATCAGCACGCCGAAGGCGATGCGCGCCTTGCACTCGTCGCACGTGTAGATGCTGGCCCTCGGATCGTCCGAGACGCCGTCCTCGTGGCCGCAGTCTGGGCACTTGAGCGAGTGCTTTGCTGTTGCTCGTTCCGCCTCGACGCTTCCATCTAGGCGCGCAAGCGCGGCGTTAGTCATCGCCTCGAGCTGCGCGGCGTCCATCACGCCAGACGCCCCGTCGCTCGAAGAAACACGTACGTGTGAAGCGCCGTCGCCTCTTCCCCAACCTTCTCGCAGAGCGCTCCGGAAGGAGGGAAGCCGAACGTGCCGTTGGTCGACGCCACGATCCAGAGCATCTCTATGGCGCTGTTCGTGGGCTGCGGGTCGACCGTCCCATCATCAAAGCCGCCGGACGCCAGCTGGAAGGCCGCTGGATACGGTGGCGTGATGGGGCCGACCTTGAGGTCGCGATCGGTAAAGCGGCCGCCCGACGCGATGGCCTCGCGCCGGGACACTTGCCGCACGAGCACATTGACCTTGGTGCCGTCGGCCGCCTGGTTGGTGAGCACCGTGTCGGTGTCCGTCTTGGTGGACCCCGGCTCTCCGGGAAGTCCCGTCCAAACGCGCTGTCGTACGGTGACTGTGAAGACGCGCAGACCCAACGTGCCGCCGATCGCCCGGATGGTGTCGAGCGGCCGCAGGATCCCGGACTGAAAGCTCATCGCCGACTACGGCCCGTACGCGACGATCGGCGCGCGGAAGTCGTAGCCGATGGTGGCCTGGTCGAATCCAGATCCGAGCGAGGGACCGGAGCCCGACCCGTAGACCACGCACCGGGACGGACGGCTGCCGCCTCGCACCGCCTCGGGAGCCGTGAAATACTTGGTCGACGTGGTGCCGCCGCTCGTGCCCAATCCGGTGACGAGAGCGACGTTGGCCGGGTTGTACGAGTCGACGACGTCCACCCAGGTGGCGTTGTCGTTGTCGAGCACCTGCCACTTGACGTTGAGCGCCAGGCCGTTGGTGAAGGCCGTCGCGCTCACGCGCGCAGTGAGCGCCTCACCCACGTTTTGGCTGTTGAGCGTCGAGCCGGCGAACATCGCAGGGCTCGAGCCGGTGACGATCCCGGAGATGCCGCCGCTGCTCGAGTAGACGTTCTTCGAGACGTAGCTCGAAGGGAACTTGATGAGACCCATGGTGTCCTTTGCGGGGCTCGCCCCCGCTCGCAGTGCCGAGCGTCTGCTCGGTCGAGAAACTCAGAACGGCGCGAAACGCACGCCGCCACCCCCGGAGCCGCCGAGCTTCCCTCGCCTCTCCCAGAGGTTCGGTATCCCCAGCGCACTACAGAGGTCCTTGCGGGCCCAATCGCGCTGCTCCATCAGATCGTCGATGGTGCCGCGCTGCCCACGCTTGCCCCTCTGGGCCGCGAACAGACGCACCTCGTCGGCCTGCTGCACGCCCGCCACCGCCGGAGCGAAGTTCCGGAGCTGCGCGTTGATCGTGTTCAGGCGACCGAGGATGTCTCGGATGATCCACTCGCCACCCATGAGCACCACCGGGTAGCTGCCGCTCGACCCGTGCGCGTTTTGAAGCGCGACGGTGATCGACAGACCCGAGATGCTCTGAATGACGACGCCAAGTTCTTGGCTTGGCCCCACGTCGACGACGAGCGTGGACCCTTGCTGGAAGCTCAGGCCATAGACGTTGGTCGTAGGCCCGTTGCCGCCGTAGACGGCCGGGTTGCTCGCGAGAGTGAGGGCGGTCGCCGTGGGCGCCGATTGCGCGCTCACCGTCGTAGACGACGACGATCCGAAGTCGACGAGATACGGCTCGATCGCCTGGTCGAAGACCGCGGCGTAGCCGTCGATGGTGTACAGTTCAGCGCCTACGCCGACGATGTTGTAGCCAGTCTCGTAGCGTAGGCGCTGGATCTCCTCCCACTTGAGCGCCATGGCGCGGCGCCTCGGACTCAGTCCGTGTGGACGTTGAGGATGAAGCGGTTGTCGAGCAGGCCCCAGGCCGCGTAGAGCAGCCAGATCACAACAGCGGACTCGCCGTAGTTGTCCTGGACGTTCGGCGCGACTCGCGGCAGATCTCCGATTCCCGCGCCCCAGGCGCTCGGCCCGAAGAACTGCGCGCTCATGACGGGCACGCTGTTGCTGTTGTTCGTCGCGATGAGCGACGTGGACTCGAAGAGGTCGAGGCCTCCGACCGTCTTGACGTAGCTCGCGAACAGGGGGTTCTTCGAGCTGTCGTCGGCCCGCGTGTCGTACTTCGCATACTGCGAGAAGAGCGGGTCTTCCTTGAGCTGCCGCGACTGCGTGGGCGAGATGACGCCCATGTACTTGCCGTTGGGGAAGCGCGGGATGTTCGCGTTCTTGAGGCTCTCCTCGACGCGCCAGATCGTGTCGATGTCGAGCGGGGTGTCGCCCGCCGAAAGCATCTGGTTGTCGGCGGTGACGGTGCCCGGGTAGAGCGTGGTCGCCGCGTTGTTGCCCAGGGCGATAAGAACCTGGTCGACGAAGCGGTCCAGGTCGCGCTGGAACTGCTTGCCCACGATCTGAGCGATCGAGTGCAGGCTCACGCTCGCGTCGAACTTGTCGATCGCGATGGGCGCCACGTTGCCGTTGACGGGGTCGTACGGGCCGCCGTAGCGCTTGAGGGTCAGCGAAACCTGCTCGCTCGCGACGTCGACCGCCGTGGTCGAGATCGTGGTGCCGCTCGGGATCTCGCGCGCGGCGAGGGTGAAGCCGCCAGACCCGTACACGGGCCGATTGAGCTTCACGGTCTCGCCGGGGCGCTTTCCGATCTCGCCGACGAAGCCGACCGCCGACTTGTAGACGGGGTCGGGCGGCAGCAGCATCAGCCGGTCGTATTCGGCGGACGTGTAGGCCGCGCCGCTGTCGGCGATCTGGCGTCCCGGGATGGGCAGACCGAGCGGCCCTCCCTCGGGCAGCTTGAAGTCGGCCATCATGGCCATCTTGAAGAGCTGCGCGTGGAAGTACTGCGGCTCGGGCTGCACGAGCAGCATGGGGCTCGTGACATCGAAGAACTCTTCGGGGAGCGAGTTGCGGTTGACGATGGGCATAGTCGGCCTCGGGTCGAACTCCGCGCGCAGGTCGGCCGCCCCAGGTCAGCGAGTGACCGAGGTCGGGGCAGCGCATCGTGCCGGCGCGCGCGGAAACGGCCGGGATGCGTGCGTTACTTGGTGAGATTCGGAAACAGGACGGTCGCGTACTGCGCGCCCATCATTCGGGCCGCGAGCTGGTCGCCCTTGTGCGGAGACGAACGCAGTCGCTCGTAGGTTTTCTTGATGTCGTCTTCGGCGGTATTCGGAGCCGCCGGTGCGGGAGCGGGCGCCGTCGGCGCAGTGGACGCGGGCGCCGCGAGCGGCGCAGGGGCCGCGGGAGCGGCAGGCGCCGGAGCGATAGGCGCCGCGGGTGCCGCGGGCGCAGACACCGTCGTGATGCCGAGAAGGCCGCCCTTGCGCAGACGATCGATCGTGCGGAGTTGCGCGGCCGGATCGTCTCCGGCAAGGTCCTTCACGGTCTGCTGCTGCGCGTCGCTGAGCGACGACATTTCCGACGACGCGCGCTCGTTGACGATCTGCGAGAGCACCTTCGCGCGCCCCGCCTCGGCCTCGAGCGCGGCGGCGCGCTCGGTGGCCTTCTGGATCTCCGTCTTGGTGGCTTCCTCGGCCGCCTTGGCGGCAGCGATGCGCGCCTTGGCCGCGTCGATATTGTCGACTCCGAGTTCCGCGAGCAGCGCCTTGCGGGCGCCATCCTCGGCGTTCTTCTTGGCCTGGCCGAGGCGCTTGCCGAGCCATTCGGGATCGGCTTGCGGCTGCGCGAGCGGCGGGATGACCGTCTCGCCGCCGGCCGCGGGTGCGGCAGGCGTCGCCGCTGCGGGGGCCGAGGGCGCGGCTTGCGGGGCGGGTGCTGCGGCAGGAGCCGCGGTGGTCGTGGGCTGGGCAGACGTCGGCTGTGCGACCGGCGCGGGCGCGCCGTCGTTCTCGGTGGGCATGTCGTTCTCCTGTTCGCGGGATACGCGTCCCGGGGCGGATATCGGAGATGGAGACCGGTGACTCGTTACTGCTTGAGCGTGCCTCGAACGCTGTACGCGTCGATGATGCAGGCGTCGCCGACCTTCAGGCCTCGGCGCGCGTATGGATCGGTGACCACGAAATCGCCCTTCTTGGCACCAGTCACCTTGGGCCCGACGGCGACGACCTGCGCGAGACAGCCCTCGTACGGCACGGATGCGTCGGGGGATTGCTCGTAGGACGACGACGCGTACTCGTTTGCCCGTTCGTCGTCGTCGACAAAGCGCACGAGGATGGCCCCCGGCGCCGGCGTGACCGAGTCCGCGTCGATGTTCATCACTGCGCCGTCGAGAAGTGGCAGCCGACGATCACCGAGCCTGCGGCGTCCCAGCCGGCGCTCGTGGTGCTGACACCGGATCCGCCGCTCGCCGCATTCTGGAGCGCAATGCCGGTGATGTTGCCCGTCGAGAGCGTGGCGCCGGTCGTGTAGAGCGCGTTGCCGGCCTGGTAACCGGGGAAGTTGCCCTGGCCCACCCAGTCGATGGTGCAGGTGCCGCCGTCGCGCACGCGCGCCGCGATCATCTGTGCGAGGGTCTGCGTGGTCGCGACGCCCTGGTCATAGCCGCCGCCGCCGAGGCTGATGGTGTCGGTGCCGCCGGTCGACGCGGTGTTGAGCAGGTCGAACGTCACGAGAAACAGCGCTCCCTCGTTCAGCCCACGCGGCGCGGAGAGCAGATCGATACCCTTGACGTTCCCGTTCTTGGCGGTCATGTGCGGATCCTTTTCGGTCGCTCGCGCGCACGAGGGCCGCGAGGGTTGATGTTGGAATCAGGTGCTGGCGTAGACGCCGCGCACCACGACGGAGATGGCTTTGCCGCTCGTGCAGGCGCCGGCACTCGCATAGAGGGGCGCGCCCTGTCGGAACCGCACGGGCACCGGGCAGTTGCTGTCGATGGGGCTCGGGCTGGCCACGTAGTACGTGACGCTCGTATGTCCGTCGCTCAGGACGATCGTCTGCGCGGCCGTGTCGCTCGAAGAGACGTCGATGCCGTAGACATCGAGCCAGAACGACGTCGATTGCCCGCTCACGCCATTGGGCACGAGCATCGCCGTCAGTCCGCCGGCCTGGAGAATCGCGTTGCCATACGCGAGCTGCTGGCCCAGGCTGGGGATGTGTTTGCCGACCTTGGCCACGGGCTACTCCTTGGAGGACCGCTCGTAGGCCGCGACCATGCGGGCCAGGCCCTTGCGGTGGGCACGGGCTCGCGCCAAGTCGGCCTCGAGCGACGGGATCGTGATCTCGAGCTCCGCGAGTTGCGCCCGCGCTTCCGCGACGATCTCCTCGGCGGTTCGTGCGCGCGCGGGCTGCTGGAGCGGCGTTCGCGGACGGGCTGGCAGCGCCACGACATTGTCGACGGGCGGCGGAGGCGGAGGCGCCTGCACGACCGGCAGCCGATGCCCCTTGGCCGCGCACATGCGGACCATCTTGGCCGCGTTCATTCCTTGGGCCGCCGTCGCCGGATCCCCCATCTCGAGGGTCTCGCCAACGTCGGCATTGCACTCCGGACACCAAGCCATCAGGCCGCCAGGCGTCGGGGAAGAGTCGCGCGCAGGGCCTCGCTCACGTCCTCGAGACGTGCACTCGTGTGCTTGGCCATGCCCAGCATCGTGGACTGCTCCCAGGTGTAGGAGCCGTTGCGCATGGCCAGCGAGAACCGCTCGCAGTCCCGCTCCCAAGTGAGCCATACGAATCCGCCTGCGTCGGCGCCGGGAGTCGGCCGACCGAGATGCGGATGCGCGCGGCAGAGGTCCACCGCGACTTGCATCGCGCGAAGCCACTCGTTCTTGGCAATGGGCTTGGCGCCGAGGTCCGCTGGATTGGTCACGAGCGCGGACGGGTCTCGATCCCAGCCGAATCCGCCCGTAACGCTGGCGAGGTTCGAGATGTCGGCGGCGAGACCGCACATGCTGTCAGAGAAGTTCATGCGGACTCGATCTCGGTGTCGATGACGCACCTGCACCGGGGGTGGACGGGCGGCGGATCGAAGTGGTGAGGGCTGCGTCGCTGCTCGCCGTGAAGGTCGCCGCAGGCGTCGCACGTGCGCGTGTCGAGCGTCGCGTTCCAGGTCTCGATGACGACGTAGCCGCGGGCCCGCGCCTGCGCGTTGGCTCGCGCGATCTCCGCGTTGAGCGCGTCCGCGACTTCCGTCACGGCGGTGCGCTCGACTGACGACTCGATGGACTCGTGAGCGATGGCGAGCGCCTGCTCCTCGGTCGCGCCCTCCCGCAGGGCGTTTGTGCGGTATGCGGTCCACTGCTCCGCGAGACTGTCGGCCGATCGCGCCGCGCGCGCAGCATCGTGGGCTTCGTAAATCCGCTCGGCATCGATTCGGACGCCAGTCGTCTTCACCCACCGCACGATGGCCTTCGCGCGCGCATCCTGGCGAATCGCCTTGATGGCCTTACGGCCGGCGACTCGCATCGCATTCTGGACATGCAGGTGCGTCCCGCCGAGGGACGTGAGGCTGCGCGGTAGACGCATCGCCGCGGTCAGCGACCGACGCGCCTTGTGGTCGAGTAGGAGCAGGACCGCCGCCCACTCGGCCATCCGTCGCTCCTGCTCGTCCACGGAGCTTTACTTCTGGTCGGAGCCGCCGCGCTGGCTGTCGTGCATCACGCGCCAGTCGCTCTGGCCTCCGTCCTGGACGACGGCGCCGACGTTCGCGACGTACGCCATCGGGTTCTGCCCGAGCTTCTTGTAGGCGAGCGCCCGGTGATGCCCGTCGGCGATGATCAGCTTGTCGTTGTTCGGCTCGTTGACCAGGATGATCGGCTTGACGAAGCCGTCGGACTCGATGCGCTCGACGAAGTCGTCGATGTGGTCCGAGTCCTCGTTGGCCGGCCAGTCCTGCTGTTTGGTCCAGTCGATCTCGCTGAGCGGCACGACGATCGGGCCGCGCCAGTCGGCGTGGTCCACCCATGCGACTTGCTTGTCGCTGTAGTCCTCGAGCAGGTCTCGCTTGACCTTCGCAGCGATGCCCGGACTCTCGTCGGAGGCCCGCATACGATCGGCCGGATCGAATAGCTCGTGCTGCGAGCCGTCGGGGCCCGCGACCATCTTCTTGCCAGTCGCAGCATCGGCGACGGGCTGCGCCGACTTGCCATTGGCTGGCGCTTTTGCCACTTGAGCGGGCGGCGCGGCCTTCGCGGGCGCCTTTGCGACTCCGGGCTTGGCGGCGGCGCCGGCCTTCGCCGCGGGCGCTGCTTTCGCGGCCGGTGCCGCTGGAGCCCCTGCCCCGCCCTTGGGAGTGTTTGCGTCGTTGCCACCCGTCTTGGGGTCAGTGGCGCCGCTCGCGCCATCCTGTCCCGGCGGCGCGTCGCCGTCGGCCGACTTACCGTCGGCGCCCCCGAGTGCCTGCATCGCGGCGTGCAGGGTGGCGTCCTGCTCGTCCTTCTCGGCCTTGAGCTTCTCGACGTACTGCGCGACGTTCTGGATATCCGGGAAGATCGGTTTGATGTGCGCGACCGCCGTTTCCAGCGTGATGAGGTGCTTGTCGAGCGCCGTCGCCGCGTTGGTGATGCGGGTCGACTCGTCCTGGTCGCTCGGCTCGAAGTAGTCGCCCCACGTGGCCTTGATCGGCGGGTCGAACCACGCCGTACCCGAGCCTTCGACCTCTTGCTCGAAGCGCTGCGCGACGCGAGCGATCTCTTTCGCGCCCGCCAGGTAGAGACCCTTCGTCTGCTTGATGACGATGCGAAGGAGCATCGACACGAGCGGCAGAAGGGCGAAGCGCCAGAACTCCTCTCGGATCCTGTTACAGACCTGGACCTGCGGACGGTAGGTGACGTCGAGCGTTTTGCCGCTCACATCGCCCGATCCGGTGACGTCCTCGGGGGCCACGTATACGACGCCCAGCGACTCCCGCAGGGTCGCGATGTTATCGTCGACGTCATCGGCGAGCGCTTTGAGCGCGTCGGCTCCGAGCGTCAGCAGCTTGGCGTCGGCGTCCGGCGATTCGTACTGCCAGACGATGCCGACGCCCTTCTTGCGAACCGCTCGCGAGGCGCCGGTCTGCTTGGCCGGCATGAGCGGCGAGCGCCACCCCGAGGTGTCCTGGGTGAGATCGGCGCCGCCGACGCTGCCCATGGGAGCGCGGACCTCGCCGTCGCTCACACCGGTCTCGATCATCTGCGGATCGCCGCAGTATCGAGCCGCGCGGTGCCGCTGGCTCTTGCCGATGTTGACGGCATCGATGAGCGAGAGGAGCCCATCGTGCAGAGCGTGGCCGTCCATCTCGCCCGGCTTCGATTCGCGCCGTCGGAATCGATACCAAATGACCGGGCAGAATCCGAGGCCGTGCTTGACCTGAGTCTTGACCTTGCGAGGCTCCGGGAACTCGGTGTCCCGGAAGATCTCCTCGGGCTCGTAGATCGTCTCGGACTTGTCGTCGATGACGCGCCGGTATTGCCAGACGTGCGTCTCGTACTTGCCAGTGACCTTGTTCAGCTCGTCGGTGGTGTAGCGGTAGCTCTCGACGAGTCGCACGACCCGCGTGGGATCCTTCTCGTCAAACTGCGGCTCACAGTTCTGCGCGTTCGCCAGCCGCACGACGAGGCGGCCCGATTGCAAGCATGGAAGGAACGCGACGGAGCATCCCCCCATCGCCTCTTCAAGGCCTTGCTGCGAGATGGTGTCGAGCCGCGTTTGCTCGACGATCTTGAGCAGGCCCCCGTCGAGCGCCTTGCTGTCTTGCTCGGTCAGGCCAAGCCGCTCGTCGAAAGCAGCGTCGTTCTCGCTCTGGCCCGTCGTGAGGATCGGGAATCGGCCGTCGCCAAGGCAGAACGTTGAGAGCGTCTGGATGGCGTTGCGCGCCGCCGGATACTGCACGCACGGCTTGCGCTGCGAGATGGGTGCGTCGCTCGCATCATCGAAAAAATCGGGCCGACCATCGTAGATCGATCCGTCGACGTAGGCCTGTAGGACACCGATGCCCTTGGCGCGCGGAGACTGGCCGGCCCGCAGGATCCGGGAGACTTCCTCGGGCGTGAGCGCCACGGGTTAGCCCTTTCGCAGCCCGGCGGCGGCGCAGCCCTCGCGCAGATGGAGAACGAGGTCGGCCAGCGCCGCGCGGGCGCGCGCGAGTCGCTCGATTGCTTCAGGCCGCACCGGCTCGCGCTTGTCGCCCATCTGGATGCCGCGAGTGAGCATCTCGTCGAGTTCCTCGCGCAGACTGGTGAGCGAGGTCAGGTGTTCGGACAGCGGCTTAGCCACGGCGTGGGCCCCGACGGCGCACCGACTGCTCAGCGGGGGCCACGTGCTCCGATTCGGCCAGGTCGAGCAGCTTCGGCTGCTCGGGAGCCGATTTGTCCGTCTGCACGATGGTGGCTTCGTTGGCGGCCGGCGCCGGCGGCGGCGCGACCGCCACGGGTCCCGGCGCGGGCGCTCCAGGCATCGCCACGCTCGGGAAGACCTTCGGGCGCGATCGGCCGGAGAGGATGTCGGCGCGTTCCTTCTTCGAGCAGTCGCCCGAGCAGAAGGTCCCATGGACCGCCTGCTGGAAGCCGTTCGACTTGGCGATCGACATCAGGCGATCGGGCGCGTCGTCCACCGACACGCGAACGCGGACCGGGCACTGCCCGTGGTCGCACACGATCTCGCGCGCCGGCTTCCCCTCGTGATTGCGGAAGTCGCGCACGCTGACGCGGGTGACGTTCGGCCCCGGCGTCGCGCGCGCCACGTCGAGGCGATTGGCCTGCGTCTGGCCCTTGGTGCGTAGAGCGATCTCCCAGCACGTGCGCCCGCAGTACACACCTCCATCGGCCTCAATCCAGCCAGAGGCCGACGCAAACGCCGCGAGCTTCTCGGCCGCGATGTGATCGACCGTGGTGCCGCTCGGGCGACCGCGATGATCGGTCACGTTCTGCGGGCAGTTTGGGTTGCCGCAGCGCATGTACCGCCCGTGCGTCGTGACGGTGAGCTGCGGCGGCAGCGTCGTGGGACGCCAGGGCGGCGTCGCGAAGGCATTGGCCATGGGTGGGTGGCTTTCTGTCAGTGACTCGCGAAGTCGCCCGGTCCGAGCGACTTGCGTGCGCCGCTCGCGCGCAGCGGACTGCATGCGCGCAGCGCCAGCGCCAGGGCCCACGCCCTGTCGGCGTGGCCTTCCTCGGTGCGGTGCGCGTCGTACCGGATCGATCCGTTGTCCGAGACGATGCGGCGGATCGCGCAGACGTCGTTCTTGAGCTTCGGATCGTCGGGAATCGTGATCGCGCGGTTGGCGAACCGCTCGAACATCCCAGTCGCGAGTTCCGCCTTGCTCGGCTGCGTGAAGTGCACGAGGTCCACGCGGTTGCGTCCCAGGTGCTTCTTCAGCATCTCGGCCGGCACGAGCCCCAGGCCCGTGGCGTCAACCGAGATGAGCTTGAAGTCCCACGCCTGCGCGGAGGCCAGGATCATCACCTGCTGCTCGTCCCACGCCGTGCGCTTGCACGTCTTGAGGTCGACCACCCAGGCGTGTCCCTTCGAGTCGACGCGGACGACGACGAGCGCCGTCAGGTCGTTCTCGAGGCCTATGTCGAGGCCCGCGACCGTGAAGCCTTCGACGACCGGCACCGGGCCGCTGAGCCAGAGCGCCTGGTCGACCAGCTCCGTCGGGATGTACTGCTGCGCGTCGTCGAGGAAGCTTCCCTCGAAGAGCTGCGCGAAGATCCGCGCGTCTCCGCGCGCCATCTTCCAGCACTTGTCGAGCAGCGCCTTGCGCGCCTCGGGCGTGCGCGCGAGCCCGTCATCCAGCGCGTCGTGGATGGTGGTCTCGTGGAGCATGTACCCGCGGTGCTTCTGCGGGTCCGTCCAGAGCTCGTAGAACAGGTTGCCGATGCCGTTCGGAGTCGAGACGACACAGAGCCGCCCACCGTGCATCGTGACCGCCGCGGCGGCGTCCCATACCTTCTCGGCCCGGTTGCCGTGGTAGGCAAACTCGTCGAGGAAGACGTTGCCGGTGAAGCCGCGTCCCGCGCTCGTCGACGGCAGCGCGACGATGCGCCCGCCGCTCGCGAACCGAAGCTCGTTGCCCTTCCGATGGCCTTCCTTGCTCGCGGCGCGGGCCCAGCGGCTCCCAAGGGCCACCAGGATCTGCGCGTGCCGCTCACCCTTGTCGACGACTTCGTCGGACTCGCGCTCACCGATGCTGATGACCGTCGTGGTCTCGCCCAGGAGCGCGAGCAACACGATCTTGGCGGCCACCGTGTGGCTCGCGCCGATCTGCCGGGACTTCAGGATGAGGGTGAAGTCGCCTAGGTCGAGCAGCCACTCGAGCTGGTAGGCGTAGAACGTCGTGAGCCATGCCATGATGGCGGCCCATTCGCGTCCAGGAAGCGACGCCTGGAGTGCGTCTAGCGCCCGCTTGGCGTACGCACTGAGGACCGCGAACGACTTGGTCGCCCGCCAGTCAGCGGCCTTGGCCAAGGACTACTACTCGGCGCCGCTCGCCGGCTCAACGTCGCGGAATTTCGTACGCACAAGGCTGCGAGCCGCTGCGGGCGTTGCCTCAGTTGGATCACTCGGAGACTCGTCGGCGCCAGAGAAGTGCAGACGCGTGTCGATGACCTTGACGACGCGGTCGCTCGCCTTGAGCATCGCCTCGGTGGCCTTGAGCGCAGACTCCGCGGCCTTCATCACAGCGATGGTCGCGGCCGATTTCTGATCGGCGTCGACGCTCTCAAGGCTATCGAACAGCGCGATGGCCTCCTTGTGGAGGCGCGCGGCTACTTTGCCGAGACGCTCGCGCTCCCGCATGGCGCATTCGCGCTCGGCGTCCAGGCCATCCAGATCGCTGACGACGGTCTTCGTCAGGCGCTCGCGGACGACCGCTTTCGCGACCTCGCCGCGCTCCTGCCGCGTGCCGCGCAGTACCTTGGCGATGGCCTGATGGGTGATCTTCAGTCCGCGACTGGCGAGCAGCCACGCAGCAATGGCGCGACTGGACTCCCCATCGGCAGCCTTCCGAAGGATCTCCTTTTCGATGACAGGCGTGATCTTGCGGGCCATTTGGCCTTCTCTCCGTTCACGGGTTACGCGACCCGGGGCGGGGTGGAGAGGGCGCCTCGTTGGGCGCCATCGTGTCAACTGCGGCTACGTGCCGTCGTCGGTTGTCTACTTGCCGCGTCGCCTTGCGCGCTCGCGGCGGGTGGCTTCCAGTTCTCGGAGGTCCATCGCGGCATCGGCGACGCCGTGCCAGTCGCGCTCTGCGACCTTGAGCCTGAGGTACTCGACCATCAGGCGAATGCGGTGGTCCAGGTCATCGACCGGACCCTGACGAGCCATCAGTTCTCGTCGTCGGTCGCCTCGGGCGCCGGAGCGGCCACCGGCTCGACGACAAGCTCCTTCTCGGGCTCCGTGTCATCGGCCTTGAGGATCGCCTCCACGTGTTCCGCGGTCTTCTTCACGCCGGACATGCCGACGTGGGCGGCGACCGCCTCGAGAGCGCGCGCCAGGTGGAGCAGCGCCTCGTTCTGGCGCTTCTCGTGGGTGAGGTCGTGCTTCATCGGTGACGGGCCCTCTCACCCAGCTATGCGACGTTTCGTGTCCGCTGCGCGTCCGATGGTGTCCGGTCAGCCGCGCGTGACCACGCATCCTCGGCGGCGCGCCCGCCGCTCGACCGCCAGCAAGAGGGTGTCGACTGGCGCCTCGCGGCGCGCCGGCTCAAGCGTGTCCACGAGGGCGGCGAGGTGACGCGCGGTCGTGTACCGTCGGCGCCCGATCTGGACCGTCCGAAGCTTGCCCTCATCGGCGAGGCGCACGGCGGCGCGGAGCTCCACCTTGTACGGCTTCAGCCCATCGGCAGTCAGCGGCACGAGCGCATCGGTAGACAACGACGCCTGGCGGTATGCGTCCAGGGTGTCGAGCAGCACGTCGAGCGCGGCGTGGATGGCGGCGCGATCGGGCATCAGCGCACCTCGTGCTTCGTGAGTTCCAGGCGCCCCGCGTCCGTGAGCACGATGCGTCCGCGCTCATCTCGGGCGAGACCGAGGCGCCGCAGTTCTCCCAGTTCGCGGGCGTCGGGCGAAGAGTGGAACGGCTGCGGGCCGGCAACCCATCGCAGAGCGGCAAGTAGGGCTGGCGTCACGCGCCAAGCCTACCACCGACACGGGCCGACGACGGCGCGGCGGATACATCGCCACACCGCTGGCAATAGGCCCACGTCTCGGGCCAGCGGAGCCAGACGTCGTGGGCGCAGTCGAGGCACCGAACGATGACCCAGAGGTGCGGCGGTATCCAGACCAGGAGGGCGCGCACGCCGGCCTATCGGCGGCCCGCCAGACGAGTTGCCGTCCGCTCAGTCGTCCGGATCGTGCGCTCGCGTTCGGCTCTTGCCGGCGATCTGCCGGGCCTCGTCGAAGATCCAGCGCTCGTGCTGCTCGTGGCGGCTACGTTGCCGGTCCGTCGGCGCTAGGATCGCCTCCATGGCCGCCGTCACCTCGACTCGGTTCGTGTCGTCGGCTTGCTGCTCCCGGGCGAGACGGCGGATCTCAGCTTCGGCGGCGGTGGTCGGGGTGACGCGTCGTCGGCGCTTCATGTGAGCAGCCTCCGGGCCGTCTCGGCCGCCTCTCGGGTGGTGGTGATGGCCAGCACTTCGTCATCGGTGAAGTAGCCCTCGTGGATATCGTTCACCTGAAGACAGCCAATATCGGTTCCGACGATACGCACACGGCCACTCAACGACACTGGATCCAAGCCGCGCCTGTCTCGTGACGCACGCACAAGTACATATCGCCAGGTCACGCGCACCTCCGCTCAAGGTTCGACACCCGCTGGGCCAAGTCCTGGTGTCGCTCGGCAAGCCGATCTACGACGTCGGCCAAGGCGAGGGTCGTGGCGCGCAGCTCGTCCACGCGGGCGGAGACACCATCGAGCCGGTCATCGGTGGAGCCTTGGGCAAGAGAGGCCGGGGTCACGTAGAGGCGCTTCCCGTCCTTGCGCACGAGGCTTGGCTGCTCGCGGGCGAGGCGCGCCAGGATGCGACGCGCTTGGCGCTCGCTGACGTTCCGTTCACGGGCGAGATCGCTCGCGTACAATCGCGTCTCGGTTGCGGTCATGACTTCTCCACGGGCCTCCAACCCATTGCCGCCGCGGCGTCGCGCGGGTGCCACGGCCTCTTTGCCTACGGCGGCTCGGCCGGCTCACGCGTCCCACGCTCGTGCGCTTCCAGCCGCGCAGCATCCACGTACCAGTAGCGTCCGCGGCGCGCTCCGATGGTATGCGCCAGGGCGCGCCACGCCTCGCGGCTATAGCCGGGCGGCGCCTCGCCCTTGCGCGTACTGTAGGTGCGCGGCTCGTCGGCGACAGCTAGCAGGCGCCTGAGTAGACTGTCCAGCTCCTCGCGCACGATGCGCCGGACGGCAGCCTCGTCGAGCGCCTGCCGCGGACCTTTCATGGGTCGCCTCTTTTCGGTCACGATGCTGCCGCCGTCGCGTCGTTCGCCGCAAGGGCAAGTTGCAGTGGCATCATTCGATCTCCTTGGCGGCAGCCACGATGGCGGCCCATTCGCAGGTGATGGCGTGACCGTCAGCGCACGAATTGCCGCACTCGGTACAGATGTCCGTGGCGGCGTCCCACAACTCGTGCTTGAGCACCAGCGCCAGCGCGCGCTTGCCGAGAACGGCGACATTGGCACGAACAACCGCGTGGTCCTCATCGCGACCGAGCATCGTGCCCACGCACTCGTGGTCACCTTCTGCGAGATCGCCAATGCAGAACGACGCGCCGGCCATATTGCGCGACGGACCGTTGTGGGGGCCCTCGTAGCTCCAGTAGCCCCACTCCTCCGCCAGCACCTCTTCGAGCTTGGTCATCGCCGCCCCTTCTTTTCGACGAAGGTCCACCAGTTCACGCCGAAGCCGGTGCCTTCGTCGAAGCGAGCCGCAATCTCGATCGCCTCCACGGCTTTCTTGCCGCACGCCATCGCGGCGAGCGCGTAGGGGCTGCCGCGATGGTGGTCACGGGATCTCGTCCAGCGCTACTTGGATTCGATCGCAGGCCTCACGCAGTTTCGCCGCCTGATGGTTCATGATGTCTCGGACGGACTGCGGCGTGTCCAGGTTGTATCGACGGCGCTCGTCGGTCATGCTCGCGAGCGCGCCTGCCGTGAGTCGCATCTGGTCCGCGACCTCTTGGAGCAACACCTCCGCCCTTACGGCCCTGCCCTGCCAGTCGATATCCTTCACGCCGCCTCCGACATCTCGCGCGTCGCGCGCGCGTACAGCTGCTGGGCACGATTGACGAGCGACTCGGCCTCGGCCCGGATGGCCGCAATGGTCTCGCGCGCCGCAGCATCAGGCGCCAACGTCCTGCCCTTTCCCGCCGCTGCGACGGCGCAGTCATAAAGCACTTCTTTAGAAGTACGCACCCACTCAACGCCGTCGACCGCCTTCCACTTCGCCAGCGTCTCGACGGTGGCGACCATGGCCGGATCGGGCTTCTCCTGCGCATCCACGTAGCCGCGGAGCGACCGCCAGAAGCCCACGAGCTTCGTGCGTGTGCGCCACTGCCGCATGGTCTTGAGGCTCTCGGCGGCGCTCTCGGGAATGACAGCCCACCGCTCGGAGCTTGCGATCGTATGCGCGATGGCCTCCTCGAACCGAGTGTCGCGCTCGCGCTGGCCGTCCTGAATGATCTTGCGGCGCCACTTGGCCAGCGCCTTCGTTTGCAGCGCCACAGGGGTCAGCACGCCGAGACTCCCGTGCGCCGAGGCGCGCTCCTCTGCCAGCGCGTACCGCGCCTCGAGCACGCGCTGTGCCCATGCCGGTAGCTGCGCGAGAACACCACGGACACGCCGCATCTGCGCGCTGGCGTCGAGCAGGTCGGCCATCGCGTCGTCCCAGGAGCCGTACCGCGCGCCGCCGGCGCCGTGGCCCACGTCGAGGATCTCCGTCCACGCGGCTCCGTGTCGGTGGTGGCCCGCGTCTTCGCACTCTCCGTGGGGGCCGTAGTGCTCACGCAGTGGCGTCGGACGCGCCTCGGTATCTGGGTTCGTCGACTCGCCGACACGCCGGCACATCTCTCCGAAGGAAGAGCGCAGGTCCACCGAACGGCCCCCGTGGGAGAAATACCGCTCGAGCGCGCGCGCCTCAAATGGACCGAAGAGGCCTTGGTGCATGTCGCGCGACCGCGGCGTGTACGTCGGCCCATCGGGGCCCTTGCGGGCCCGCTCGATCGCCGCGCACTGCGTGCACCGCCACTGGTCGATCGATGCCTTGGCGGCGACGCAGGGCCGCACAACGGCGCGCATTCCGGCCTCTCGGCACGACTTGACGCCTTCGCGCTCGAGGAAGGCGCGGTCCTCCTCGGGCAGTCCGAGCCCCACATCCGCATGGCACTCCGCGCAGAGACCGAGCCACAGCAGGTCGGCGCGGGTGGGGACACGGCAGTTGTCGCAGGGCTCGAGAGGAGTCATCGCGGCACCGCCCAGAGGAACGGGTTGCCCGTCTCGCCGCGGGTGCGCGGTACCGACTCGACGACGTATCCGATCTCGTCGAGCAGAGGCACAAGCTCCTCTCGGATTCCCACGCAGTGCGGGATCTCGTGGGCGTTCGGAGCGTCCTCCGAAATCGTATGGTCCTCGATGAGGAGCTTCGGGTGGAAGCGATCGAGCGTCCGAAGACCGGAGCGCATGATGGGAAGTTCCGCGCCCTCGGCGTCGCAGTGGATGCGGTCGAGGCGCGTCACCTGGGGCAGCATCTCGACCAGCTCGTCGAGCGTCCGCACCAAGACGTCGTCTTTACCGCCGAAGTTGCGGACGGCGGAGGCGCGGAACGATTCGGGTACCGGCGACTCGTTCCAGAGGAGCCCTTGCACCAGCCAGCAGCGCTCACCCCACCCGTTCGCGCCCACGCTGCGCGCGAGGTTGTCCGTCGCGATTGACGCCGGCTCCACGGCCACCACGAACGCCCCCTGCGCGAGCGCCGGCAGCACGTAGCCGCCCCACGAGGCGCCGATGCAAAGCACGACCTCGCCCGGCCGGATGTTCGTCCAGAAACGCTCCTTGATGTCCATCTCGTCGCGAAACTCGGTCTGCCCATATGGATAGGTCGCGGGGCTCACGACTCGGAACGCGAGCCCGCCAAGCCACTCGGTGGAGAACATCACGCAGCCTCCTTGCCAGCAGAGGCGTAGCTACCGTTCCAGCGTTTGTATGTCTTGATCTCTGACAGAGTGGACGGGCTGATACCAAATGCCACGGCCAAGTCGCCCTGCTGTACTCCCGCTTCGACCCAAAAGCGGAGGCATTCAATGTCGGCCACCGACAGCTTCCCCCTCCTTCGACGCGTATGCGGGACCTCGTCCGGACGTTGCGACACCGGGGCGTCGACGCGCGCACGAAGGGCGTGTACGAGCGCCTCCAACTCCTCGATCGACGCGTCGTTCTTGATTGTGTTGGCCCTGTAGCTAATAACCCATACGTTCCCGTGAACGTACCCAAGCTCCGGGCGAATACGATCTAGCGTAGGCGACGAGGCCCGGTCGACCTTACCTACAGCGGGAGACAACTCCGTCCCGAGAAGCGGACAACGATCGGGAATCACAATGTCGGACAGGCGCAGGTCGAACGGTAACCCCAGCAATCTGGCCCTGCGGCGCGCATTCGCCAATAGTTCCTTCTCAGGACACAATTGCCACCTAACAAATGAAGAGGCTCGCTCTAGCGAGCGTGCACGGTCTCTAGTCATCGACAAGTATACTGCGCGCCGGTCGGCGTTCCTGTTGTGCCAAACAGACATATAATGAACGTTGCAGAGACCTACTGCTCGAGCAGGTGCACCACACGCGCATGTACCTCTGGACCCCGCTACGCCTTTCACGCTGCCTCCGGCTTCGGAGCCAGACGTCGGCTTCTCGCAAGCCCATCTTCGATGATCCCGTCCAGCACGTGCGCCGCCGCATCGAAGGTGTATGCCTTCGCGAATTCGCGCCCACGTTCACTCGCTCGCTGTGCGGCGCTGCTATCCGTGATCATCTTCGCGACCGCCTGAACGAAGGAGCCCATGTAATCACGCGCCGGCGATTGCACCAGGCATACGCCGCTGCCGTTGTAGATCGACTCCAGCGCATCCGCTGGCGACAACACCACCGGAATGCCTATAGCCAACGACTCAAGCACTGTAATGCTAAAGGTCTCACATGGACTCGAGAGCTCGAAGGGCAGCGCCACGCACGCAGCCTGCGACAATTCAGATAGCAACGTCTTACGCGGCATCCGCCCAAGTAGCTTGAAGCCGCCTGCTTTCGCGGCGACCTCGAGTCCATACTTCAGTTCCTGCGCGCGCTGCCAGAAGTAGCCACCCGCGAGGGCTGCGTGGTCCCCCATCGTGATCGTCTCGTGTGGCTCGCCCACCACGTGCAGCACGGCGTTCGGGACGCGTCGACGGATCTCCGGCCACGCCGAAAGGAGCAGGTGCAGCCCGCGATCGGGGCTCGTGTGGTACAGGACCCGTCCCGGCTCCGGCTTCCACTCCACGCCATCGAGCCCCTCGATCGCGTTCGGGAGCGTGCGCCACTCTCCGTGCGGGTAGTGCGTGCGCTGCAAGTACTCGGTCGCCCAGTCGCACGGCGCCGTGTGGACGTCTCCCCAGGGCCAAGCGTGGAACGGGAGCAGCGTGTGATGGCTCGCGATGCGAAGCCGCGCGCCGTTGCCCATGAGCGGCCGCACGTCGTAGTACGCGAAGGCCACGTCGGGCGCGGCGTACTGGCCCGTCTCCGTGATTCGGATGTAGTCGACGCAGTCGACGGTCGTCTTGCGATCACGGAAGGTCGAGAAGGCCTTCACGTCGTACTTGCCAAGGCGACCCATGGCGCGCACGAGACCCATGAAACCCGCCTTCGAGCCGCCCCCCCGCGCGCCACCCGTCGGATCGCGCGGATCGAGGACGCAATTGCCGGCAGCTTCCGGCGTGAGGATCATGAACAAAGTCGGCTTCGCCATCACGCGGCCTCTCTTCCGCTCTCCACGAGCAGTTCCCGCATCAGGGTCTCCCACTGCGCGGCGACCCCAGACCAGGCGAACCGATCGCGCGTTCTCTTTGCCAGCGCATTGCGGTCTTCCCAGTCCGGGACACCCCCTCGAATCATCAAGTCGCGCGAGCGTGGGCCCATAGCCATCGCCGCGACGATCTCAGTCACCCAGCGTTGCGCGCCTCCCTCGTCGTTCGGCTCCACATCGATGAGCACCCCGCCGTCGCCAACCGTCTCCGGGAGTGCCCCAAGATGTGTCGCGATGACGCGGCAGCCGGAAGCCATGGCCTCGATCGCGCCGATGCAGGATACCTCATAGAATTCACGATCGTTGGCGGTGTCCCAGCTTGGATGAAGCCAGACCCCGGCTTGCGCCATCTCTTCGTAGAGGCGCGCGGGCGGCACGCGGCCCAGCATCCGCACGCCGCGATCGGCCATCAGGTCTAGGCGCGTCTCCAGCGCGTTGATCCGCGCGAGCGCCTCGCTATCGCCGTTGGCGCTCGCCATCTTCTCCCAGGTCTCGAAGCCGTAGGCGACCAGCAGTTCCGCGTTGGGAACAACAGCGCGCACGCGGGGCCACCAGTCGAGGAGAAGCTCCAGGCCACGCGTGGGGCTCGATGAGTAGATCGCGCGCTCCGAGTAGCGCGGCAGGCCGTCGCACGCTTCAAACATCGACGGCAGGACGCCGTTACGCGTGACGACGATCTGCTCGGATCGAATTTCCGGGTGTTGCTGCAAGAGGCACTCGCGGTGCCACTCCGATAGCGCCAGCACGCGATCCGCAAGCGCGGCGCCCCACTCGCTCATGCCTCCGAGCACCACGTCATGGGCCCACGCCAGACGCACCTTCGCCGGCACCACCTCGAGCAACCGCATGTCGCGCCAGGCCACCAGGACATCGCACGGCGCCGCCCTGGCCATGTCCTGCGTCGGGCGCCAGTCGACGCCCTCGTAGTGGCCCGCGCCTGCGCCGACGCTCGTGTAGACGCGCACGCGGTGACCTAGGGCCGCCAGCTCACGGGCCATGTGGGCGACAGCCTGCTCGCTGCCCCCGATGCCGTGCCGCTCGATGGTCGCCGGATTCCACGCCTCCCATGCGTCGCCGCACGCAAAGACGATGTCGAGGCAGCCCGCAGGCCGCGTCATTTTCACGCCGAGACGCTCGGCCACCGTGTCGCGCACGTCCAGGCGGATATCGCCCTTCGTGTGGAGCGCCATGGCCTTGCGCGCAACGCGGTCGGTATCACGCAACGCCGCCTGCGTACTCTGGCCCGCGAGCTCCGCCTCGTAGAGAAGCTCATTCTGCCGCAGGCTCGCATCGTCGGGCATGTGCGCGAGGGCCACTCGCACGCTCTCGAGGGCCCCGCGCGTGTCCCCCAGTTCTGCCAGCGCCACGTTGAGCGTCGCGTGAATGTAGGCGACGCGGTCGAGGGGATTCACCCATAGACGCGTCTGCGTGGGCGGCGCCGCCAGGCCTGCGCGCGCGTGATAGGCGATCTGCTCGAAGTCGGACCGCGCGCCGGTCTCGCTCGCGCGCACGTGCCACGCTCTCGCCAGTGCGAAGCTGCACTCGGCCCATGGCCTCGCGTCGAGCGCCACCTGCGCCCAATGGATTGCGCCCTCCGCGTCGTGCTCGCGCGCTGCAATCCACGATAGGCGCATGGCCGCGATGGCCCGCTCGTCAGGATGCATGTCGCGCGGCAGTAGATCCTCGAAGACGCGCGCCGAATCCGCGAATCTGCCCGCGTCGAAGTATCCAAGTCCCAGGTAGAACCGTGCGCGGCTGGATTCCGGGTCCCGCTTCGTCCACCGCTCGAGGATCCGTAGGTTGCGAGCGAAGTCCGGCTTGCCCTTGCGACGGTGGATGATCGTCACCGCGTCGGTCTCGCCGCGCGATACCGGTGTCATCTCGGTCACAAGAACCTCGTGCACCGGGTCCTGCCATCGCCACGCGCCAATCGGCTTCACGATCCGCTCGCGCGTTTGGACACACGTAGCCCGGCCCTTCTCGTCGACCTCGTAGAGATACGGCAACTCGATGAACGCCGTCCCTTTGGGCATCGTGCTGACGAGTTCCCGGAGCCGCTCGCCGCCTTGCAATTCGTCGTCCGAGTCGATCCAGATCGCAGCGTCGCCGGTGGCCAGGTCGAAGCTATGCTGCCGCGCCATCGCGAAGTCCGCGATGCCTTCGGAATCGTTGCAGTCCGTGAAGGTCTCGTAGATGTCGGCCAGTGGCCGCGCGATCTCTCCGGCCTCCTGCGCCGTGCCCACGATCACGATCTCGTCGACGTGCGGGCGAATCGAGGCGACGGCTGCCGGGAGCGACGGCTCGCCTTTCGTGATGAGGCACGCCGATAGCCTCACGATGGCACCTCCGCCCCTCGCAGTTCCACGGTCGCCTCCAGGCGATCGCGCCACTCTTTTTCCGCCCCGTTACCCTCTTTCGCCGGCACACCGCAGTTCCAGGCGAGGCTCACGAGCCATGACCGGTACACGCGCTTGGCGTCCTGCATGATGCGGTAGTTCACGCGGCCTCCGGATCGTGCGGTGCCGCGTCGTCTTCATGGCGTTTGCGCCGGTCCGGCCAACTCGGCTGACAGATCCCACCGTGGCCACGCGGCAGCCCACGCGGCAGCCCACACGGCACCGTCCCACCGGCAAACGGCGACACCACCGGCTTCCCGCATATCGCCGTCGCCTCGGCAGCCATCAGCCCGTTACCCATGGTCACCTCGTGGCGCGAGAACCAGCTCGCACCGACCTGCAACCGATCCTCGTTCCCTTTGGCCTCGCGACGGCGCGCTCGACGCCCGCCACACCGCATTTTCTAACTGCCAGTTCTCAACGTCCGCAAGGCAAAAGCGACGACGCGTCTAGCCATTCGAACTCGTATTGGCGTCGCGTGGCATCTGGTGGCGTCGTGTGGCGTCTTATGAAGACCGTAATCCGATCGCATGGACTTTGGCGCCGTGTCCGTCTGGCGTCCGCGCGCCGCGACTTCGGTGCGGTGGTCGTCATGGGGTGTCTCCTCAAAACAGCGCGCGCTGCGCATCTTCGATGGGCAGGCAGTGTGGACTGAACCAGATCCTCTCGCGGCGGCAGTTGTCGTTGTCGTCGCCGCTGTACCCGCGAGTCGCCTTCCACGCGTGGCACGTCCAGCCAGGCATGTCGTGCTCGCCCTCGTATCCGCACAGGGCGATCCGGAGGTCCTTGTCGTCCCCGTTCTCGCGCGCCCACGCGGCCACGCGAGCCGCCAACGTCGTGTCGTCCTCCGCGTAGAGCCCCGCCGCGCGTTCATCGCCGCCGTAGGGCGGGTCCAGGAACACGGCGCACGGGTTCATGCCGCTGTTGCGACTGCGGGTCGTTCCGAGCACCGATGGCGTGCGCACGCGAGTCCAGTCACCGCAGCACACGCGCACGCGGCGAAGCCGCGCCTGGAGCGCGCGAAACCACTCGAGCGCGGGTGGGCCGTCGCGCGTCACGGGCGCGCCTTCGGCCCACCGCCCTTCTCGCAGGCCGTTTACGACGCCCTGGTTTCCCATCAGATCGGGCATCCGAGACGGCGCGTTGATGCCCCGGCCTCCACCAGACAGCGAAGGGGGTTGCCCCGCAGACGACACGCCATGGCCGCCGTTGCGCGCGTTCGTCCGCCGTCCGAAGCGACGTTTCGTGTGCGGCTTTACCGACCAGTCGGCGTTGACCGCGTGCACGCCGTGTCCAGCGTTTGAGGCGCTCACATCTGGGCGCTTCTCGTGGACATCATCGCCCCCATGTCGCGTGGACGCCGTGCACCACCCGCTACCGATCCACATAGACAGGCCCCAGACCCACCACCCTGCGCGCTTCGCGTCGAAGTACTCGGGGTCCTGGACCATCCGGGCGCGGTGCTCTTGGAGCGTTGCGACCAGCCACCGGTGGCGGGCATGCAGATCAGGTTCCGATACCGGCCAGTCGCACCACTGCGCGACGTCGTCGGGCGCCGCGCTCACCGCGCGCCAGAAGTTGGCGAGGTGCGAGTCGACGTCGTTGACGGTTTCGATCTTGGGCTCGTGCGGTCGGCTGAGCAGGACGGCGAGGCTACCGGCGAACGGCTCGACGTAGTTCGGCACGTTGCCGAAGGCGCGCCACACGATGTCGGCGGCGCGCGACTTTCCGCCGAACCACGGAAAGGGAGCGCGCAACGTCCCGATCTGCGACTCCGCTGTGCTCACTTGCCAGCCCCTTTCCTCGAGTCCTCGAGCCACTTCCGCCCGAAGTCCGTCAGCTCGTACCTGCCGCCCGTGCGTGCGACGAAGCCGTCGCCCTCGAGCAGCGCGAGTTCTCGCGGCGACAGCATCTCCGGGTAGAGCGCAAACAGTTCCAGCTCCGAGATCGACGGTGACTGGAGGCTCGGGTGCTGCTCGCCCGAGCGGCGCATCCAACTGCCGGCGGTGGAGCGGGGCCGCATGGGGAGCACGCGGGCCTGGGCCTCCGAGACGCGCTTCTGGGCTGCGCGGCGGTCAGCCATTCGGACCTCCGTAGACGCGAGCGAACGTCTCCTCGCCGTCGTAGTCGCGGAAGGCCACGTGCACCGGGTCGAATTCGACGAGTAGTGGGCCCTGCGAGTCGTTGCGAGCCTTCGCCACGATGAGAGCCGCCGGCTTGGTCGTGTCGAGGACCCCGGACTGCTTGTCCTTGTCGCGATGCAGGATGAGCACCATGTCCGCGTCGCGCCCGATCGCATCGCTCTCCGCCAGGTGGTGCAGTTGTGGAATACGCGACTCGCTCTTTTGGCTCTCGGACTGGCGGTTGATCTGGGCCAGTGCCATCACGTGGCACCCGAAGCGCTCTGCGAGGCGCCGGAGGTGGCGACTTACCTCCGCCACCTGCCTCTCGCGACTGTCGCGCTTGAGGGCCTCCGACGATGGGATGACGAGGCCCACGTGGTCGACGACGATGAGGGCGAGCACCTTGCCCTCACGCGCGAGCTTGCGCACCAGCTCGTCACACATGCTCGCGATGCTCGCGATGGTCTGCTGCGTGGAGTCGGCGAAGAACAGGCCCAGTTGCGTGATCTCTCCGACAGCCGCCGTAAGCGCGCCCCATTGCTCCTTGCTCAACGTGCCGTCGGGACGTCCCACCCGGCGAAGGGCGCGCGCTGGGATGCCTGCCCGCGCAGCCGCAAGGCGTCCGCAGAAGAGGGAGGCCTTCATCTCGAGCGAGACGTAGAGGACCACCGCGTTCTCCGATCGCTCGGCGATCCCCATCGCGATACCCGCGGCCAACGCGCTCTTGCCCACCGATGTGCGCGCGGCGAGAACCGAGACCTCATTGGGAAAAAGCCCTACGACCTCCTGGTCGAGGTCCCGCAGCCCTGTCGACCAGCACGCGCTCTGCGCCGCGCGAACGCGCTCAAAGTACTCCGTGAACGCGTCCTTCGCCGAGACGAAGTGACCTGACGCCGAGAGGTCGCCGCCCACCTCCGCAAGCTTCGATAGCGCCGAAGCAAGCGCCTCCCCCGGCGGCATCTTCGGATTGCGCGCCATGGTCGCGATCTCCGCGGAGCACGCGACGATCTTCCTTCGGCTCCACGCGTCACGGATACCGTGAGCGTAGGCGCGCGCCTGCGCCTCGCTGACCGTAGTCGCGTCGTCGAGCAGGCCGCGGAGCTTCCCGAGGTCCCAGCCGCGCCCCGAGGCGACCATCTGCGCATGCACCGCGACAGGTTCGTGGTGCGCCCCCTGCGCGTGACAGTCCACCATTGCGCGCACGATGTCCGCGTGCCGCGCGTCGCCCATCGTCTCGCCGCCGCGCAGCAGGTCGAGGACCATCTCGACGCGGAGCGCCTCGGGGGCGTTCGTGCCGGCCCAGAGAAGCGCTCCGAGTAGAGCGCGCTCTTGGGCGACGTCCGGCGGGTAGCTCGCGCCGCGCGGCTGCCCTCGCATCCGCTCCGTGCCCGCCGCAGGATCGGGCGACAGCTTTCCGGCCTTCAGTCGGTCGGCTTCATCGGGCGCAGAGGTCACGCGTCCCTCCTGGTGCGAAACACGAATGCCCTGCGGCGGAGCGAGGCCTCGACTTCCGCCGCGTATCGGTCCCCCGCCTTGTCGTTGTCCGTTCGGACGTAGACCCGGATGCCGATCGGAATCCGCTCCGCGAACTTCGACGTCCACGAGCCGCTCACGATCCCCAGTACCGCGACAGACGGGGCTCGCGTCACCTGGCAGCGAGCGAGGAAATCAGGCTCTCCCTCGACGACGACGACAGTCTCCGGGGCGCGCTCGCCGCGCAGCATCGCGAGTCCGAAGGTCTCCGCCATCACGAGCTCCGACGCCTTGTGCCCACTCGGCGGGAGGCGCTTCGGGCCCTCTCCGTCGCGCACGCGCCACGCTCGCACGCTCCGCAGCGCGCCGCCGGCATCGAACATCGGGACGATCAGTCGGTAACCCAGGTCGCGCCACGGGCGCGCCGCATCGTCGCTCCCGCGGTAGGCCGCCCATCGCGGAAGGGCGCCGCGCGATGGGAGCACCCGGCCGATCCCGCGACCGTCCACCCCCGCCGGGTCGATGCCGCGGCCGCGAAGGTACGCCGCGACCTCCGCGTCGTCGGACACCGGACGGCACGCGCCCCAAAGCGCCTCGACCTCCTGCAGATCGGGCCAGGGGCGATCGGCGGGCGGCGAAGGCTCAGGGCGAGCCGGCGGCGGCGCCGGGCGTTCGGCGGCCGGCGCGCGACCCGAGATCTCGTCGACGATTTGCCAGAGCCCACCGATGCGCGCAGCCTCGAGCAGCACCTCGCGGAAGTCCCGGCGCACGCTCAGGCCGCGCACGGCAGCCACGAGCCCCAGCACGTCGCCGCCGGCGCCGCACCCGTGGCAGTTCCAAAGTAGCGCTCCAGAGCGATTCTGGACCGAACAGCTCGGGCTTCGGTCGCCGTGCACCGGGCAGCGGATGATCCAACCGCCAGCCTGTCGCTGGCGCGCGCGACCTTCGCCGAGGATGCCCAGCGCCTCGAGCACGCGCGTCGGGTCCGTGAGGGCGCGCTTGATCTCGGGGGCATGGTTCACGCGATCGGCAGCCATCATCCGGCCCTCCGGATCCGGTCGAAGTCGGACCCGATCGAACCCTCCCGCAGCACGTGGTCCCGCAACAGCGCGTCGATGTCGGGCACCTCAACGAGTTCCGCAGATGGCGGCGCCGGCTCGGTTTCGGCGCGCCCGTCGGCACGCTGGGCGGGAGCGGGAGCCACGTAACCGCCGGAACTCACCCAGCGCTCAAAGTCCGGCGGGCTAAGCCTTTTGCCTCGGTTCGCCGTCGCGTAGGCCGCGCCTGCGCGACCGGCCCACTCGATTCGAGCCTGGGCGTCCGTCGCGCGCGAGTGCTCACGGATCGCCGTAGCGAGCGTCTCGAGATCCCATCGATTCAGCCTCGGCGGGGCGGCGGCCTGCGTCACCGAACGCACGCCGTAACCCCATTCAGCCACGGCCATGCCGCCCGCGCCGTCGTCCGTGGTCGGCCGTGTCGGCTTCGACTCCGACACAGCGACAACGCTAGTAGGTGGATCTGGATCTACGAGATCAGAGAGAGAAGATCCTCTCCTCTCCTCTCCTCTCCAGGAGTCACCGTCTCGTAACTCATCACGTAACGCGTTACGTGACGTGTTAGGTGACGCGTCGTCTTCGGCGTTACCAGCCTCCGTCTTCTTTTTGCCTCGATGCTTCGCCTGTCGGTCGGCGTTCGACTTCAGTCGAGCGTCGATCTCTGCCTTCGTTTCGTTGAATTCGTCGTACTTTACGACACGGATCCCGTCGACGCCCTTCTTGGTGACCACCGCAAAGAGGCCCACTTCGACGAGGCGTTGAATGTGGTCCGGCAGGTTGTACTTACCGAGCCATTCGAGGGCGCAGAACCCATCCTTCTCGCGAAAACGCGAGGCGCACAGGGCGGCCAGCCAGACGCCCATACAGGCCGCCCGTTCCACCGGATCCTTGATGGGCAGGAGGCGCTCATGATCGGGAAGCTCGACCCCGACGTGTGCGACGATACGGATGCGTCCGGACGGACTGGCCATCTACCAGCCCTCCTCCGCGTCGCCCTTCCACTGCACTGCGTTGGCGGCCTTGCCCCAGCGTCGCCGGAGCGCCTCCTCGTCCGGAGGCGCAGCTACGGCCATGCGCTCGTCGGAGCCGCAGGCGTGGCATCGGTAGCCGGCGCTCGCATGCCGGAACGACGTGCGCTCGCAGGCGCCGCAGTCGATGACCTCGGCGTGGTCTGCCGCCTGCCACCCGTCTTCCACCTCGCGATCCCACAGCCCGAGGAGACCGAACGATGGCCAGCCGGCGGACGCGAAGATCCGCGCCCCCACGACCAGGAAGTCGCCGCGCCACCCGCTGCGGCAGATCTTCTGTGCGAGCGGCTCCAGCTCCGCGAAGTCGAGGGCTGGCTTGACCTCGACCACGAGGTGCGGACGCCCGGGCAACGAGACGATGAAGTCCGGGATGTACCCCGAGAGGTCGAGCGGCTCGTACTCCCACGGCCACCGCAACTCGGTGAACATCGCGGCCCATTTGGCCTCGAGACGGCTCCGGAATCGGACGCCCGAGTACTCCGTAGCGATGCTGGTCTGCGACAGATCGATCGTTGCCGCGCGCGCGGTGGCGACTCGGAATCCCATCAGCCTTCGACCTCCTCCCGTACCAGCCGCTCGATCTGCTCCTGCCTATCCTGCGCGACGCGCTGCCAGTGCTGGACGGCGGCGCGGGACTCGCCGAGCGACGGGCTGACGCCGCCCGTCGCCGCGTCGAGGCAGACGAGCATCCGGTCCAGACACGCGACGCAGAGGTCCTCGGCGGTCATCTGGCGCGCGGGACCGCGGACGCCGCGGACCACCATCACGTCGCGCGCGCGGCACATCCCGCAGCGCCCACGTGTGACCTCGAGTTCGAACGAAGCTTGTTCCTCGGACACGATGCCCTCCTTTCCTGCGAAGAAAGTCCCCACGACCCCACTGCCCGGCGCGGCTCGGCCCTACGCCAGGCCCCAGCGCTTGCCCTCGTGCCAGAGAGCCACCGTCGCCACCGCGAGCGCGTCGCGCACGTGATTCGCCACCCGTGGCAGGTCCACCGTCCAGCGGGTCACCGCCGCCTTGACCATCGCGTCGGTGGCGTTTGGGCGACCGCAGATCGCCCGGCGCACCTCGGCGGCGCCAAGCTCGAAGGGCGTCGCGCCGGTTCGCGATCGAGCCAGCGCGTAGACCTGACCCGATACGTGGCTCGCACGGATCAGGGCCTTCGCGGTGGCCGTCGCCGCCTTGGGTCCGTCCGTCGACTTGATGAATTCGCCAGGCCGCTCGATGGCTATGATGTCGTGCGCGTAGCTGATGAGCGCATCGAAGTGGTCGGACTCAGTTCCATCCGATTCGATGACGCCGCCTTCGACGTACCGCACGAGGCCCCGCGCATCGCGCCCGAGTTCCACTACGCAGTAGCCCGTATGGGCGGAGCCAGGATCGAAGCCGATGGCGCGAAGGATGGTGGGGCGGGTCATGGAAGCCTCCGGAGACACCGCGCCGGCGTGTCGGCGATGGGCAGCCAGTCGATCGCGTCGCACGGCGCAGCGCACGCGACGTAGGCCGACGCGATAATGAGAACGACGGAGAGCAGCAGCATTGGCCACCACGGGGTGTCGTCGTTCACGGGCGCCTCCCTCCGAAAAGATTCGTGAGCCACTCGCCCTTTCGCCGCTCGTACTCCGACTTGCGATTGCGAGCGGCGGCCGGGCCCTCGGCCAAGATGCTCTCTCGGATGCGCCGCGCGAGGCGCAGAGCGGTCGCGTACGACTCGACCCAGAAGCCGTCACCAAAGATGGGGTTGCCGTGCTCGTCGTGCGTGCTGCAGCCGACAAAGTAGCCGACCGTCTCCGGCGACGTTGGCTCCGGTCCCCACGTGGGCACGTGGCAGTTGCGACGCTCCATGTCCTCGTCGAGGACGACCGACCGATTCGACGGCCAGTGGATCCACCACATCGAGTTGCCGATGACCGTCCAGCCTTCGGCGGTCAGTTCAGGTCCCAGTGTGCGTGTGGTGGTCACGGGCGCCTCCGCGAGATCGCTCCCGCGTCCTGCGCGGCACGGTTGTCCTTCAGGTCGTAGGGCTTCTGGCGGCGCTGGTAACGATGGACGGTCAGCGACGGCTCGTCGGAGTGGGGCGTCTCGTAGAGCAGCGCGAACGCTGACTCGTCGATCGTCGGCGCCAGCACGGATCCCTCCACCGGAACTACGTCCGGAACGAGCGTCACGTCGATGACGTCGAGCTCCGGCAGCGCGAGCGCCGCCTCGTAGATGCGCGCGCCGCCGATGAACCATACGTCGTTGTATCCTTCCTGCCGCGCAATCCTTAGGGCGAGTTCGACCCCAATTGGGCAGCAGATGCTGGTCACCTTGTTGAGGCGCTGGATTGGGTGTTTGAGCGGCGGCTGGATCCCCTGCGATGTCACCACCAGGTTGAGTCGCCCCGGCAGCGGCCTGCCGATGCTCTCGTAGGTGCGCCGCCCCATGACGACGGCGGCGCCCATCGTCACGCGCTTGAAGCGCGCCAAGTCGCCTGGGTAGCGCCAGGGGACCTTGCCGTCGCGGCCAATCACGCGGTCCGCGGTCTGAGCCCAAATCGCGCCAATCATCTTTCACCTCGATTCGTGAGTTCCAGCATCCGCGCGTAGAGCCGCGGGCATCGCCCCTTCGGGCTCTCCTCCTGGTAGAGCGCCTCGAGCTCGTCCCAGTGCTCGACGAGCGGAGCCCACTCGGGGAAGCGGGCCGCGACCTCGGGGAGGCGCGCGCGCCACTCCGGAGCAATGACCAGGAGTCGACTGCACCGCCCGAAGTCGTCCCCGTCGCGCGGCGGACTCCCGTCGGGCTTTCCCGCGTCCCAGTACAGGAACGCTCCATCGTCGGGCTTCAGCACCCCGTAGATCGTCCGGGAGCTGATGCCGGTGTCGGTGCCGCGGAGCCAGGCCTCGACGGACTTCGTTGCCGCGACCTCGGGGCACGATCCGCCCGCGCCGGTGCCGTGGCCACGATTCCCGCAGTGGACGCAGTGCAGGCCCTCTGGAGACAGCTTGCAGCGGCGGTGGTCCTTGGTGAAGGCGCCCATCGCGGCGGTCACGATCGAGATCGGCGCCGGCAGCTTCACTGCGTAGTACGAACCGCAGCGCAGGCACTCGAATCGGCCGCCACGCGCGGCGTTGATGATGACCCAGTCGGTGGCCGAGTCCCCGGCACTCTGCTTCACGGCTGCACCTCCGGAAACTCGCGAACGCGGAGGTCTTCGGGCCACTCGCTCCAGTCGCCGCCCTTGCGGGCCACGAGTTGGGGTAGTCGAGACACGTCGCCGAGTTGGTAGGCGTACGGGTTCGCCCCGAGCTGCTTTACGAAGCACGCGACGCCCGCGGCGCGGCACTGTGTGACCACGGACCGAGCCCACGCGACGTCGAACGGACGCGCACCGGGGCCGCTCTCACCGCCGACAATGACCCAATTCAGGAACGGTCCGAAGCCTGGCGGGCATTGGTACTCCTCGTACAGTTCGTGCCCGACGCGGCACCGCACGCAGTGACCGTCGCCTTCGTCCTCGACGGCGCCGATCCATGGCGCGAAGTTGATGGGGCCCAGCGCGGGTTCGAAGCTCACGAACCGCACCGCCGCGGGCACGCGCAGGAGCTCCGGCACGCGCTCCTCGGCGCGCTGCTGGTCCTCGGCCGAGACTCCGATCCACACGTTCGGGAGGGGCCACGCACGCGCGACACGCCTAGTTACCATGCGCCCGGCCGCGCCCCGGAATAGGCCGTCCTCGTCACGCAGTCGTTCACATGCCGCGCCGAAGCACCGCATAATTTTCCCCTCAGCGGTCGGGTTCTCCGCGTCCAGCCAGTCGAACCACTCGCGCATCCGCGACGCGCGCTTCGTGAGCACCTGGAACGTGTGGTGAGGGCACGCCGCCATCACACCGAAGATCGACGCGATTTCCTTGTTCGACAGCGTCTCGTGGAACAGGTCCGACATGCTGTTCACAAAGACGCGCCGCGGATTTGTCCACCGGAGCGGCTCCACGAGCTTCTCGGGCACGAGGCGCACGTCACCCGTCCAGCGCGGTCCCTGTTTGCCGAGCCTCACGAGACCCTCGTAGGGCATACCGGGCCCCGAGAATCGGTACGCCTGCCTCTCGGCGTAGCACCCCCCCACATCCGCCGCGCCCCCACATCCCGGGGACACGCGGGAGCACCCACGCGTCGGGTTCCAGGTAGCGTCGGTCCACTCGATGCTCGAGTTGGCGCCCATCACCGCACCTCGACGCCGTGGTCACACGAGCACCCGATTTCGTGGTGGACGCCATTCCACGTCACCCCGAAGACGAGGGCCCAGACGAGGATGACGAACAGGGTGATGCTGAGGCACCCGCAGCCGCCGCCACTCGATTCGCTCATGACTCGCTACCTCCTGGCTCCGTGGCCTGTTCGTGCCTGAGCGACCGCCATTCCCGCTCTAGGGCCTCGCGATCCTCACGGGTCTTCTCTCGGGCCCAGTGCAGTTCCTCGGCGGCTCCGGGTCGGTGGCCCGCGACGGCGACGAAGAGCGACAGGCGCTCCTCGACCTTCGCGCGGCGACCCTCGATGTCCTCGCAGAGCGTCGAGCAGAATCGGGCCTTCGTTGGCTTGGCGCACCAAGAGAGGGTGCATGGGCGGGACAACTGCACCTGGCCGCAGAACCCAGGGGCCCTGTCCTCGGCACTGAAAACCACGACGACGGGGATCGTCGTGTTGAGCCCAGGCGCCTTGCAGGCTTCGCCCGTCGGGAGAGGCTTCTTGCCTTTGATGTATGGCTGCGCAACGAACCGGCCGCCGCAGTCGGTACGGCTCACGAACGCGGCGTATTGCTCTGCCTCTTCGCGAGTCCCGGTCCACTCGCACAAGTCGTTGCGACCACACGGAACTCCGGCGATATGCGCTGCGGAATCCCCACACCAATCAGTGCCGCCGCTCCGTCCGTACCAGGCGAGCCCCCACAACTCCGGCTCCGCCTTCGGCGGGCTGCCATCGGTGTAGGGCACAACGCGAACCTTGAAATCGGACCTTTCATTGGTCGCCGACGCCAAAGACTCGGCTTGCTCGCGCGAGTCGAAGGCGAACTCTCCGTAGTTGGACGCCCACCACCCGCAGTTGGATTGCTGGTCCTTCCACTGCGTCCACACCCCCCAACGCTGCTCGCCCATTAGATCCTCCCCGCGGCATCGTCGCGCCGCGCTCTCACAAGTCCCTTCGCCGACGTATCCGCCCAAGAGCATCCAAGGCATGTCAGGTCGGAGCCGCGCCACCAGACGTCCGTGCCGCCGCACGCTGGGCAGCAGAGGAGCCACCCGCGTGCGCGGCTCCGCGCCGCCTTCGCGATCGAGGCAACGGTGGTCACGAGGCGCCACCGTCACGCGGCGCGGCTACCGACGGGGCTCTTCGCCGGGCCTTCGGCCTCTTGACGGCGACCGCCTCGATCCGGCGTCGCACGTCCTCGGAAAGATCCAAGACTCCGCGAACGCCGCCGATCGCTTCCCAGTCGACTGGCAGTTCCTGGAGAGCGCAAAGCGCCGAGCGCGCACCGCGAAGGCTGCGCCTCCACGCCACGAGCATCCCGGTCGGGCGGTGCGTGACCACGTAGCCGAACGGGCCATCCGTTCGCACGCCCCGCGTCACCACGAGCGGTGCCGCCGTGTCGGAGAACGCTTCGACTGGGACGATGCCCCAGCGCGTCGCGATCGAGATATGGGCGGTCACGAGGCACCGCCGCGCGTCAGCCGCGGCGACTCACGCACGAGCCGAAGCTGTATCGGCGCGCGACGGAAATGGCCTCGCATCTCCGACTCGTATTCGCGCCAGCGAGTACACCGACGCGCGAGGACCAGCGCGATGACGAGATCCTCGCGCTTGGCGAGTTGGTATCGCTGCTCCTGGAGCCAGGCCGCATGCAGGCTCCCGTCGCGAGGGTGCGGGTTGCGCTGCTTCAGCGCCGCGTAGACCGCGTCGCCCAGGATGATGCGCCACGTGCGACCGTAGGCGAACGAGAGGCCCTTGGGTTCGATCCCGCGGCCATCCCACTGGATCTTCCGCAGGCGCGCGAGCTCCAGCTTCAGCTCCATGTCCCAGACGCTGTCGACGCCCTGTTCGAGGCGCTCCAAGCGGAGCGACAGGCGCACCAGTTCGGCGGCCTCGGCTCCGGGAACGACCGGGACGAGCTGCCCGGACTTGAGATCCTCCAGGCGGCTTCGTTCCGCCGCTTCATCGCCACCCCTCGTCGACTGCCTTCACGAGATCCGTCCCGAGGACCTCTGCGGCGGCCGTGCGCTCCTCGGGGCTCATGTCGTGGATCGATCGTCGGACGCCTCCGAGGAGCTGCGCGCGGGCCCGCGCCTTGGTGCGCGCGCGGAGGCAGTTCGGGCAGATCAGGCCCGGCCCGTCCTGGTTGACCCGCCACCCCGCGTCCCACGCTTTGCCCGACTCGACGTACCGCCCGCAGCTATGAGCCGGATCGGAGCCGCCGGTCGGACCGACGCAGTGGACGAGGTCCGGGGCGATCACGGGGCCACCGCCTTCCCGGAGCCGCGCGCCCAAACCTCGATGCAGCGATGGACGGCGGCGCGCAGCTGGTCCCTCGCGTGGGCCATCTGCCGGTCTGCGCGACGACGACGCGCGAGGCGACGACGGCGGCGGTTCACGCTGCCTCCCGGGCGGCGCGCCTCTCGTACCCTTTCTCGTACCCACCACGCCTAAAAGGCGGAGCAAGGCCCGTCAAAAACCGACAACTGAACGAGAACTGAACACCCTGGGATTTGCGGCCTTTGCGCTTACGCTTGCCCCTTGCCAAGGTGGACGTCGAGGGTTCAAATCCCTTCTCCCGCTCTGAAATTCGGCTCGGACGTGCGACGTGCCGGATGCTGCGAACGCGCCTCGTACCCATTTTCGTACCCATCATCCGACCCTCCTGGCCGTAACCATGTCGATGACCGTGGCGATGGCTTCCCGCTGCTCCTGCGCCTGTGCCGTCGAGTAGTGACGTCGCATCTTCTCGGTGACGTGACCCGTGATCGACATCGTCACGGTGTCTGCGATCTTCGCGTCGCGCTGAAGGTCGTTGCACGTGCGGCGCATCGCCCGCGGCGTGACCGGGTGCTTCAGCCCGATGGCGCGCGAGACGGCCGCGAACGGCTTGTCGAGGCACGACGGCGACCGGGGGCCCCCATCGCGACCCGGGAAGAGCAAGTCGCTCTTCATCATCTCCTCGCGCCACCAGAGCGGCGGCTTGCCCCAGCGACCGATGGGCGGCGCGTCCAGCAACGCGATGTGCTCGCGGAGAACCTGGAGCACCGACTCCGGGACGTGCACCCGCTCGTGACGGCCGGTCTTCGTGCCCACCATGAACTCGTCGCCGCGCGTGTTGCTCCGACGGAAGCTCAGGTACCCGTCTGCCCAGTCGATGTCGCACTCCTCGCCGCGCCGTCGCAAGGGACGCAGCGTCGATGGACGCTTGCCGGTCACGAAGCCGATGAGCGTCATCGCGTAGTGCTGCGGGAACTGGCGCCGCATCTCGGCGAGGAACGCGCTCGCCTGGAGCGTCGTCAGGCTGTTGGGCGCCTCGTCGGTGTACGTGGGGTGCTGCGACACGTCGATCGGCTCAAGCGCCGCGGTGGGGTCCTCGATGCGCAGAAGCTTCGCCATCTCGGCGCCAAGCGTCCGCACGATGCGGATCCACGTGTTCGCGGTCTCCGGCCGTAGCATCACGTGGCGGACGTCCACCTTGCCGTTGCGCAGGGTGCGGCGCGATTCGTAACCCTCCTGAATCATGGTCGCGAGCTTCGTGCGCCACTGCTCGAAGTCCCACGGCGTGAGGTCCTCACAGGCGATCGCCCCGAACTCCGGGATGATGTGGACGCGCAGACTGCTCTCCCACTTCTCGCGCCCCTTGGCGCTGCGGATGTCACGCGCCGCGACCTTTGCCTGGAAACGCGACGCTGCGAATGAGCTGAAGAGCTGTCTCTGTGGCCGCCTTCCCGTCACCTCCGCGAGCTTTTCGGCCTTGAGCTGGTCGAGCGATCGCTGGGCCTCTTCGATCGTCACGTCGCGCAGGGCCTTGATCACGGCGGCCCGCTTGCCCGTCTTCGGGTTGGTCACCCGACCCCTCACCAGGAACCCGCCGCCCTGCAGGCGGTAGATCCCCGGCCGGCTCGGCTTCCGCGCCACCATGTACCCGAACCTCGTCACCCATTCTGCCGGTGCCATCGACCACTTCTCCTTGAAGGAACCTGTCGAGGTCCTCTCTCAGCCATATCTTTGTCCCGCCGCGCCCACCGCGTCGACCCACGGGGAAGACCTTGCCTGCCCGATGCGCGGCGTGCAGGCCGAAGACCGTCTTGAAGCGGCAGTACTCCGCCGCCTCCACGGTGGTCAGGTAGACCGAGGGCGTCACGTCGGAGGCCCACATCACGCCCGCACCTCCGTGACCACGAGCCGACGCCCCGACCTCACCCCCGCGTCGGTCCCCTCCCACCGCAGCACGACGTCGGCGGAGCCGGCGACCTCGCGCCACGCAAGGTCCGTCGTGTGGAACACGGTCTGCGCGTAGGCGCGTGCGTCGAAGAACGTGTCGGCTTCCACGCGCAGTGGCTCGACGCGATCGCGCATGTCCACCCAGCAGTAGGCGCAGTACGTGCCGTCCGTCGTTGCCGGGATCGTGCGCGGGATGGCGAGCATGCGCCCGTGCACCCCGCGCTGGCCGGTCGGCGAGACGCAGGCCTTCGCGCGCGTGAACTCCCAGATCATGCGTACCGACCCTCCACGGAAATCGCGACCTGGTACGCGAGGACACGGACGTAGAAGTTGGTCCGCGCATCGGCGAGCAGCGCGACCGCCGCCGCGCCGATGAACGTGAGTACGATGTCCTCCACGAGATTCATCTCCTATCGATTCGCGCGCACTCACGCCGCTTCCGTATCGTCAAGCAACTGCGGAGTCTGTCGTGGCTCCCAGCAGAAGTCGCACGCCTGGGGCATGTTGTCGTGCGCCCCGAGACACCACCCGCGTAGACGACCGCAGACCCCGCACTTGTACCGATGCACCAGTCTGCACTCGCAGTCCGGCGCGGAACCTCTTGGCCATCGTCCTCTCCTTGGTCGCGCGCACGTCTATTTGCGGGTGAACTCATACGGAACCAGACCGGCCTCCCGCAGTCGCTTGGCGTACTCCTCAGCCACGTTCCGCCACCCGGTCGGGCTGAGGCTCGTGTCGTCTTCGAGCACGACGCCGCGCATCTGCTCGTCCACGTAGGCAGACACAAGGCGGAGAGCTTCTTGTACCTTCAGCCCGGCGTTGGTGAGCCGCGTGTCGTCGGGCATGGCCTCGATGGCGGCGTGGGCCGCACGAAGGGCCACCTCCGGCGGTGTTGCAAGGTCGAGTCGGCAGCTGCGAGGCATCGTCATGGTCGCCCTGTCCTTTCGTTCGTCTCGATCCTGAAAGCGCGCACTTGGCGCAGCGTCAGGCGTCCCGAAAGGCCGCGCGAATCGCCGAGCGTTTCGCAGAATTGCGCCTCGCGGCCATGCCGCCACGCCGGCCGATCTCCGCCATATGCGCGCGGTCGCTGCTGACCACCGAGCCGCCCTTGCTCCCCGCGATGCGCGCCTCCTCCGGGGTGAACTTGTGCGCGCGCCCCTTCGCGTGCGCCGCCTTGCCGCCCTTGCTCGCGATCGCCTTGCGCTTCTCCGCGTCCATCGACGCGAACCCGCGCCTGGACTTCTTCTTCTCGGTGGTCATGCTGTTTCTCCTGTGCTGTCTTCGAAGTCGTCGCCGTCGACCCAGTGCCACTCGAGCAGCACCGTCTCGCCCTTGGACGCCTGCTGCTCGTCGAGGAGTTTCAAGGCTTGCGCGACCGTCGGCGGCTTCTCGAAGCCCACGAGGACCGGGATGCTGCCAGTGCGACGGATCGCCACGACCGTGCACCCGGCCTTTCGCGCGATGGCTGCGAGATGGGGATGTAGGTTCATGCGGCCTCCGGCTCCGGCGCCGCCGGGCGTCCCGGCAACTCTTTGCCCCATTGGGTCCAGCCGGCGCGCGCCGTGCGCGCGAAGATCTCCGCGTAGGGCCCCTCGAAGAGGGCCTCCACGAGATCGTAGAACGCCTCGGGCTTCTCCGAGTGACGACCAGCCGGCGCCTCGAAGGTGCTTCGCATGGAGCGCGTCTTGACCAGACCGCCGGCAGCGCCACGCGTCGCGATGATGCACGTCTCGTGTTCGGCGCGAACGTAGTGGCCCATGCCGAAGTGGCGCCGTCCGCGCTTGGTCTTCTTGATCCAGACGATCTCCGACTTCGCTGTGAAGCCCCAGCAGCGGCAGACCGCGAGCGCCTCCTCCTGCATCGAGGACACGCGCCAGAGCAGGAGCACCGAGTCGCTCGCCATGGGCGGCAACGGAAAGCGGCAGATCCGCTCGACCGCCATCGTCGCGTAGTGGCCCTTGGCGCCGCGCGGGCCTTTGCCGAGGCCCTTCGGGTAACCAGGCAGGCCGTCCTTGTGGGACCACGGCGGATCCGCCACGAGCACGCGGAAGGCCTCATCCATCGTCGTCCTCCGCCGTCGGCCAGTCGGTGCCGCCGAGCCACTGGAAAAGCGCCTCGGGCCCGTCGTCGCCGCGCGGCGGCTCCGCGAAGAGCCACGGCGCGATCTCCTCGAGCCACGCCCCCAGAATGCGACCAGATTCCCAATCGTTCACGGCGCACCTCCGAACCGCAGTTCCACGAAGGCGCCGGCAAGCAGCACGACCAGCATCGCCGCGAGAATCACGAGTTCCCACGCAGGCGACGGCGGAGACGACTCGTGTTCACTGACAAGTGACTCGTCATCCACGATTGGCCTCCGACTTCTGCTCCCCGAGCCACGCGAGAACCTCGCTCCGACGGAAGCGCCACCGGCCACCCTTCGGCCCCACGGGGTGCGCCGGGAGCCCGCGCTCCACCAGCGCCTGGATCGTGTGCCGGTCGACCTGCAGCAGCTCCGCGACCCCGTCGTAGTCGAGGACCTCCGGCTCCGCGCTCGGCACCACGCGCTCATCGCGAAGCGCGTCGCGAACCTCCGAGCGCACGAGCGCCGAGAGCTGCTCGAGGGTAAGGGTGATGGTGGCCGTGTTCACTGCGAGCCTCCGGCAGCGGCAGCCCGGCGCGTCGCGTGGCGCTTGAGCGCCGTGCGGGCCGCGCGTTCGTGCGCCTGGCGCAGCTGTTCCTCGGTCGGCTCCGCAGTGGAGCCCACGCACCGATAGAGACCACGCACGCCTGCCAGCTCGATGAGCCCCGCGTTTTTCAGCCGCCGCACGACCTCGTCCGCCTCGTGTCGCGTGCGGAATCCGGGGCACGACGCCTGGATCTCCGTGGCGCACGTGACGCCCACCTCGCGGATGAACGCGTACGCGGCCAGCCGCAGTGGACTCGTGATGGGTCGGTGGCCACGCCACGCGCTCGTACCCGGGTCGACGGGCGGCGCGACCTGATTGAGTCGCGCGTCCAGGACCTTGCTGTCGCCGTATTCGAGGTCCTCGCCGCGCTCGACGGGCTTCGTGTATCGCTCCGGGCCATCGATGTAGTCGCGGCGCATGGCCTGCACTTCGGGCTTGCCCGCCAGGCGCCGGAACTCGCGCAGTTCGATCTGGCGGACCCTCTCGCGCGAGACTCCCACCTCGGTTCCGACGCTATCCAACGTCCGCCCGCGCTCGCGAATTGCCACGTCCACGGCGCACGTATCCGGCATGGCGTCGAGCTGCTCGACGAGGATCGACCGCTCCCCCTCCTCCAAGAGCAGGAGCGCGCGAAGCGCAGGGTCGATTTGCGCCTCGTAGTGCTCGGCCCATCTCTCTTCGCGCTCGAGCCCCGCAACATCCCCGTCGTGCGCATCCATCCAGAGGTGCTTGCGACACGTGATGAATGGGCACGGCCCTGGATCGCCGACGGCTCGGGGACAAACGCGGTCCGGATCGACCACGCGCAGCGCCGCGCGTCCACGACGGGCCACATCGATCGACACCACGTTGTCGTGCTTTTCGGCGTTGTGTCCCATGTCGTCACGCGTTCAGGATTCTGATTTTTCCCCAACCTTCGTAGCGCGCAGCGAGAAACGGACTCACGGTTGCGGTGTGGACGAGCTACTCGGCTACCGTGGTTGGTCCGTCGCCGCTTGGGCGTACGGTGGCCGCCGCATCGAGCATGCGGCGCTCTCGGCGCTTGAGACGCCACCCGCTAGCGGGCACCGCCCCGCGACTCCACCGCTCAATGGCCTCCCTCAGAGGAGGCGACGGAACGGATCGGCCCTTCTCCCACGCCAACAGGGCCGCATGCGTGACCATGAGCTCCGCCGCATCCGCCCTCGCACTGCATCCACGACGCCGTCGGTACTCCCTGAGCGCCACCCTCGAGTCGATGACTGGCATGAGCGACGGTAGTGGTAACACCCGCACCCGACGCCCGCAACAGGAAAGTCGCGAGACGTCAGGTAACCGCTGTTACCGCGCTGCTAGGCTGCCATGCATGGACGGCGACAGACGGGGGTCGAGACCGAGGGACGACATCCTCCTCTGCCTCTACCTAGGGAACAGGTTTGAGACGGCGAACAAGGCTGACCACGTTTCCTATGAGGATCTGGCCAAGGAAGCGAAGACGACCAAGCAGAACGTCATGAAGTTGGCCAAGGGTCGCACCGTGGGAGCCGCCGTGCTGTTTGCGTTGGCGGCCTCGCTCTACGGCGGCTCGATGGACGCAATGATCGCTGCGTCTCGATGGTGGTGGGAGAACCTGGACCAGGAGACGTTGGACAGTTTCCTGCGTCGAGCGCGCGTCATCGCAGACAACAACCCGCTCACGGGCGAGCGCCCAAAGGGTCCCCCAAAAGCAGATGCCCCGGCGCAGCGTGAGCCGCCCGAGGCGGAGACGCCTGTCCCCGGATCCGTGATCCGCGAGAGCCGGCGACCGCCTGCCGCGTAGGGGCACTTCCGGACGACGCCACGGGGTGGGTGGCGTCGTTTTTTTGTTGCGCTGTTGGTGGCGGGTGTTACCGTTACCACATGCTCGACGGCGCCCCCCATCTCGACTGCCTCACCTGCGGCGGCTCCGGCCGCGTTCTCGCCCAGGGCCCCGCGGCGGGCTGGTACTCGGACGACGCCCACGAGGTGAACTGCGACGACTGCCGCGGCTCCGGTCACCGGCGCTGCGATGGCCACATCTCCGATCCGGTCGGCCGGCGAGAGCAGTGCGGCGACGAAGCGGTGCGCGTGCTGCACGACGAGTTCGACCCGCCGGAAGGCGCGGCGTTCTGTGCGCGCTGCCTGAAGATCGCGCTTCGCTGGCGCGACGACGAAGATCCGCCGGCATTCGAGGTGGCGTCGTGACCTCCGAGCCCGCCCGCTCCGCCGCGATCGTGCGCCTCTACGACGAGGTATCGGAGACGCTCGCCGAGTTTGCGATGGGCGGCCGCGTGGTGTCCGCGAGCATCCGCTACGCGACGATCGGTACGATGCACGTCTTCTCGATTACCCTCGACGGCATCGACGTGTCGAGCGGCTCCGGCGCGTGCGCCGACGTCGCCGCGCATCGGGCTTGGGCCGATCTGACTGGCCGGCGCACCGATCTCGCCCCCACTACGGCGGTGCAGCCGTGAAGACCTGTTCGTGCTGCGGGCGGACGTTCGACGCGGCGGCGTGGGCCAAATTGCCGCTCGTGGGCCACCAGGACTTCGACGAGGAGCGCCTGGAACTGCGAAGTTGCACGTGTCGGAGCACGCTCGCGGTGCAGGTGCCCGCGGCGCCGCTGCTGCGCGAGCTCGCGCGCCTGCATCACGTCGAGGCCCACGCCGCGATCGGCGACGCGGAGGCCACGCGCCTCACGGCCATCGCCGACGCGATCGATGGGCTCGCCGACGACATCGAGGTTTCGCAACTGGCAGTTGCGTGAGTCACGAACCATCAGAACCCAAGGAGACACGTCCCATGTCGGCCGCAACGTCCAGCGATTCGATGTCCCACCTGTCTGGCATTCTGGACAACGAGCAGGCCATCAATGAGCGCCTGACTCTCATCGAGCAGAGTTGCCACCTGATCTCCCCGTCCACGAGCTGCGCCCTTCCTCCCGGGTGCGCCGTGGCGTTCACGGTCGTGCGCATCGACCCGAAGGTCGAGGCCCATTCCGTGGGGTACGGCAAATACTCGCTGCTCAAGCCCGCGCTCTTGAAGCTCGCCAACGCGGCGGGGATCTGCTGGAACGCGTCCGCCTCGTATCGTGTCGACCCTGGCACCGCGCCGCACTACGTGCACTGGCACGCCGAGGGCGCGTGGCGAGGCCTCGACGGCACGGTGCTGCCCGTCGTCGGCGACCTGCAGATGGACCTTCGCGACGGCAGCGATCAGGCGATCAAGGTCATGGAGAGCGCCAGGGCCGACACGGAGAAGGAACGCATTGCCAAGGGCCTCGTGACCCTTCGCGACATGCGCGCGAAGATCCTGGAGCACGCGCAGAGCAAGGCCATGATGCGCGGCATCCGCGCGGCGCTCGGGCTTCGCTCCTACACCGACAACGAGCTGAAGAAGCCCTTTGTGGCCGTGCGCCTCGTGTTCCTCGGGCACGACGAGGACCCGGTCATCGAGCGCGAAAACAAGCGCGCCATCCGGGCCAACATGCTGGGCGGCGCCGCGGCGCTCTTCGGCGCTGCGCCTGCCGTCCAGCACCGAGCTCTCGTCGGCGCCGACGACGCCCCCGAGCTGCTCGAGGCGCCCCTGCGCGCCAAAGCGCTGCCGATGCCGGCGCCCTCCCCGACTCCCGCCGCCGTGGACATGCCTGCCCAGCAAGGGACGGCGAAGCAGGAGGCCCCCACGGCGGCGGGGGATCCTCCGGCGACGCCGGCGCCCGCGCCTACGCCGCGCCCCGAGACCCCGGCGCGGCGCAGCGCCACGCGCGAGCCCACCGAGGACGACGACGTGATGCGTTTCGGCCTCAGCAAGGGCCAGAGCATTTCGCAGGCCGGTGACGCGGATCTCGCGTGGTACGCGGCGGCGGTCGAGCGCCAGGTGAGCGATCCGGCCAAGGCCCGCTACCGCGAGCAGAACGAGAGGCACCTGGCCAACGTGCGCGCGGAGATCGCGCGTCGCGGCGAGTCGGGCGAGTCCGACGGCTTCGCGCCGGCGGTCGATCCGGACGACAACATCCCATTTTGATCGGAGCCGATGCGATGAATACGTCAACCGTTACCACCACTACTGAGTCTTTGGTGCGCTGGGGGGTCTGGTGCCAGACGCCGCGCGGCGTTTCCGGATGGGTGCATCGCGACGGCGACCATCACGTCTGCATGGACATCGCCGAAGCGCGCGCGCTCGCGCGGACCATGGCCAACGACGGCGCGTCTTACCACGTCGTGCCGTACATCGACGGGCGCTCGCCGTTCGATCTGGCCTGCGACGCCGCCGCCATCGAGCAGCGCATGTCGAACCTGCTCAGCACCGTAGAGAGGCCGGGGCCCACGCCTGAAGGCGCGCCCGGGTCTCTGCATCGCCGGGCTTGGGAACTTGGGCAGACGCTCGCTGCGCACGTGCGTGCCCATGAGGAGGACCTCGAGACGATCGCGGAGCTTCGGCGGACGATCGATGGAACACGCGATGCGCTCACCGCGGCTCTCGCCAAGTACAGGGGCGGCCAATGAGCCTCCGCATCTTCGCCACTGGCGACAACCACTTCGACTCGCGCAGCGACCGCTACGCGCACACGATCGATGTACACCGCACGATCGCGTCGCTCGTTGAGCGCGAGCGACCGGACGCGTTCCTTCTCGGCGGCGACATGTTCGAGCGCGAGTCCACGCCCGATGAGCGCCTGCACGCGCGCGAGTTCGTGCGAGCCGTCTGCCGGTGGTGCCCAGCGGTGGCTATCCGCGGAAACCATGATGCCCCGGGGGATATCTCGTCGCTACTCGGCAAGCTCCGCACGGACCACCCACTTCACGTCGTGGAAGACGCACGCGTGGTCTCTCCGCTCGCGGGTCTCCAGGTGGCCGCCGTCGCGTGGCCGACGCGCGCCAGCACGATCGACGACGGGGCGGCGCGCGAGGCGCTGCGCGACGTGCTCCGTGGGCTCGGCGCCGCGATGGCGTCCGACCTCGGGGCGCGCCGCATCTTGCTCGGGCACTTCGACGTCAGCGGCGCCACGTCGGGCGCCGGACAGCCACTCATCGGCGGCTCGCTGACCGTGAGCGTCGCGGACTTGCTGCTCGCGCAGCCGCAGGCCGTCGTGATGAGCCATATCCACAAGGCCCAGGAGTTCGCGGCGGGCGACGTGCCGGTCGTCTACTGCGGCTCGCCGGTCGCGCACGACTTCGGCGAAGTGGAGATGAAGTCGATTCTCGACTTGGCATGGAACGGCCACGATGACGGCTTTTGCGTGGGGCGCATCCCGACTGGCGCGCGCCGCATGCTCCACATCACGGCACGGCACGACGTGGACTCGGGGCGCCTCGTTGACTTCGTGTTCCACGGGGTCGACGGCGATCTGTCGTTTGGCAGCGTGGGCGAATTGGATCTCGGTCTGATTGGGAGGCCCATGCCCGCGCTCCAGGGCAACGACGTTCGCCTGCGGTACGTGGTGCGCTCCGAGCACCGAGCCGCGGCCCGCGCGCTGGCCGCCCAGATCGAGGCGCAGTGGCTCGTGGAGGGGGCCCACGCCGTGAAGGTCGAGGACGAGGTACTTGCGAGCGTTCGGTCGCGGTCTGGCGCCGAGGAAGTCGGACGCGCGCCCACGCTTGCGGACCAGATGCGCGCCCTCTGGAAGGCACGCGGCGACGAGCCGCCTCCAGAGCGTGCCGCGTCGATGCTCTCGAAACTTTCGGAGATCGCGCCATGAGGTTTTCATCGCTGCGCATGTCGGGCTTTCTCAACTTCCCCGACGAGGTCTCAATCGACTTCGGGGCGCTCCCTCCGGTACTCGCCCTCACCGGGAAGAACGGCGCCGGCAAGAGCACACTCCTCAAGGCGCTGCACCGAGGGGCCACCGGCGACCGGCTTTCCGGGTGGCTCGCGACGATGGCCCGGCTCGGGGGTCGACCCGAGGCCGTGCTCGAGGTGGGCTTCTCGACGGATCGGGAGTGGATGGCGCGCCACCGCTACGACGTCGCCAGCGGCAAGACGAGCTGCGAGGTGTTCGACGGCGCCGGCAACATGGTCCTTCCGTCGACTGGCGTCCGCGCCTTCGAGGCGTGGTCGGCCAAGACGTTGCCCGACCCCGACGTGCTGCTCGCGGGGCCGATGGCGATGCAGGCCGACGCGGGGTTCCTCGTGAAGACCGCCGGTGAGCGCAAGGGGATCATCCTCCGGTCTCTCGCGGCCTCGAAGCTCGAGGGCTTCGCGGCGGCGGCGCGCGCGCGCGCCAAGCAAAAGGCGGAGGCGCTTTCGGTCGTCGACGCGCGCCTCGGAGACGAGCGGCGCCGGTCCGGCATCGACGCGGCTCCGGACGCGAGCCTGGCCGGCGCGGCGCGTTCGATCGAGACCGAGATCGCGGAGGCCGAGGCCGACGAGAGGCGCGCGGACAGCGCCGTCGCGCTGGCGCAGGAGGCGGAGGACGCCGCGTCGGCCGCCGTCGAAGCGGGGCGCGCGCAAGCTGCGGAGGTCTCCGCCCACAACACCGCGGCAGCCACCAGGTGCGCGGAGATCGCGGCGGCCGACCGGGCGATCGCCGAGGCGGCGGAGCGCGCGCGCCGCACCGAGGCCGCCATCGCGGCGCACGACGCAATGATCGCGCAGGCCGACTCGATCCGGGCCTCGGTCGCTCGGGCGACGGCCCTCGACGTCCAGAGCGCGTCGTGGTCGCAGGCCGTCGCCGAGCAGCGCGTCGCGTGGCAGGCAGAAAACCGCCGTGTGACCGAGATCGAGGCGGAGCTCGCGCGTGCGCAGGCCGCCGAGAGGCACGCCGTCGCCAAATCTTCCGACGCGACGGAGCGCGCTTGCAAACGGGCGGAGGCGGCACGAGAGGCCGAGGGCCTGCCGGCGGCGCGTGAAGCCCTGGCCGCGGCGGAGGCAGAGATCGTAGAGGCGGAGGCGGAGGTCGAGCGCCTGCACCAGGTGGCGGCCCGCGGCGCGAATGGGCGAATCGAGCGGCTCCGCGGGGGCCTGCACCAGATCGAGATCGGAGAGCCCGAGCCAACGGAGATCGCCTCGCGCACGCTGCTCCGAGACGACGATGAGGTGCTGGTCATCGCGCGCCTGCCCGAAGACCAGAAGGCCGCAGCGAACCGCAAGGCCGCGGCGCTCGAGGCCAAGGCGCAGGCGGAGCAGCGCGTGCGCCACCTGCTGGCTTACCGCGCCCTCGCCGACGCGCCCCACGACGACGAGGCGCCGGCGCAGGCGCTGCGCGACGCGGTGGCGGCGCGGGAGGGCGCGGCGGCGGCCCTTGAGCATGCGAAGGCCGCACGAGACGCGCTGGCGGCGCACGGCGCCGAGAGCAAGGCGCGGCTCGAGGCGATCCAGGCGGATCGCTCGCGGGAGACTGGCCCCGGTCTCGCCGAAGGACTGGCCCGCGCAGAGGCGGCGGTCGAGCAGCTCCGGGGCGAGCTCGCGGCGGCGCGGGAGGCGTTGGCGGTGGCGCAGTCGCGGCGTGCGGAGCTTGGGGACGCGCCGTCACTCCGAGAGGCGCCCGACGTCGCCGGGGCCGAGCGCACGGCACGTGCAGCCATGCAGGCCGCGGTCGACGCGAAGGGCGCCCTCGACGAGGCCCGGCGGCGCCTCGCGACCGTGCAGGCTTCGGCGGCGCGGCTCGCGGAGCTCGAGGCCGAGCGCCTCTCCGTCGCCACAGAGCTTGGGGACTGGACGCGCCTCGGCAAGGACCTCGGGATCGACGGCATCCAAGCCATGCTTGTCGACGGGCTGGGGCCCGAGCTCACGGCCATGGCGAACGATCTTCTGCACTCGTGCGTGGGGCCCAGGTTCACCGTGTCGATCGAGACGCAGCGCCTCTCGGGCAAGGGCAAGACGATCGAGGGCTGCGAGGTCACGGTCTACGACTCACGCAAGGGCACGACCCACCAGGACGGAGACACGCTGTCCGGGGGCGAAGCGGTGCTCGTGGGAACGCCGATGCGGCTCGCGCTCGCGGCGGCGACGTGCCGGCATTGGGGCATCAAGCGGCCAAGCATTTTGCTCGACGAGGCCGGCGCGGCTCTCGACAGCGATACGGTCGGCGCGCCGTTCGTGGCGATGCTGCGGCGCGCGGCGAAGCAGATGGATTCCCAAATTCTATTTGTCAGTCACTCGGCCGAGGCCCAGGCGCTCGCCGACGCCAGGCTCCATATCGAGAACGGGAAGGTCACGGTCCAATGAGCGGCGCGGTCACCGGCACACCGTGGACTGCCGCCGACAAGGCGCGCCTGGTCCAGATCTACGCCGACGGCGGCATCGAAGCTGCCGCGCGCGCGTTCCCCGACCGTTCGCGCACCGCCATCTACCATGTCGCCCGGCGCGCCGGCATCGTGCGCAAGCGTCGGTGGACCCGACGCGACGACGACCGTCTACGGATCCTCTGGGGCTCGGTGTCGCTGCCCGAGATCTGCCGCACGCTCGGGCGCACGCGGTCCGCGATCATGTTCCACGCGGTGCACGTTCTGTGGTTGCCCTCCGGGTGCCCGGACAACCTCGAATATCTGAGCAAGTCCGCCGAGCGCACGGGATACGGCACCGTGAGCCTGCGGCGGATCCTGCGCTGGGCCGGAGTCGCGATCCTGCCTGCCTACACGTTTCGCGGTGATGGCCACCAGCGGTGGCTCGTCGAGCCGCACGACGTCGACGACGCGATCGAGCGATGGCACCTGACCGAGACGCTCGAGGGGGCCGCGCGAAGACTCGGCACGAGCGCCGAAACGATGCAAACGTGGCTCGCGCGGGCTGGCATCGTCGTGAAGAAGACCGACCGGCGCCGCGCCAAGTCGCACGCGCGCGTCCTCTCGGCGGACGCCGATCGCGCGTGGGCCCTGCGCGCCGAGTTCTATGCGAAGCACCCTGGCCGGGCGCTACCCCGATGGCCGAGAGAGGAGCGTGCCGCGTGAAGAGCGTTCGCGAGATGACTACGGAGGAACTCACTTCACTGGTGACGCGCGCTTGCGCAGCGTTCGATGGCGTCGCCGCGGTTGGAGAGTTGGTGCTCCGACTACGGGAGGCGGAGGCCGACCGAGACATGCTGCGGAATCTTCGCGAGATCGCCCAGATGGTGGCCGACCACGAAGGAGACCTTCCTCACCCGGACGGCTGCCTGGAGGCGCTGCGCGAGTTCTTGGACGCCCACTCTGCGGCACTCGATGCCGCTCTCCGGAGGACGCCATGATCGCCACCCCGATCTACGGCTTGCCCATCGACGACTCGGCGCGCGCCCTGACGTGTGTGACCATCACCGGCGCCGACGACGCGGTGGACCCGCAAGCGCTGCTCGACCTGGCCGCGGAGTTTCCATTCGTCGAGTGGGGGATCCTCTCGTCGGCTTCGCGTGAGGGTCTGCCGCGCTACCCCACGTGCGCCTGGATCCGGCGGCTACTCGATCTCGATCTGCGCTCCGACCGGGCGACGCGCATGTCACTGCACCTCTGCGGGGGCCGGGCGCGCGCGATGCGCGATGGCGACTTCGCGCAGGCGATTGACGGCCTACCCAGCTACCTGCCCTTCGGGCGCGTACAGATCAACGGATTCGACGCGCGCCAGGACAACCCGGAAGTTCTGGAGCGGGCCCTCGACTGGCTGCCTGCGGGCCGCGAAGCGATCCTCCAGGTGCGCTCCGCCGAGGACCTTGCGCCGGCCGCCGAGATGGCCCGGCGGATCGCCCGGTGCCGGTGCTCGATTCTCTTCGACGCCTCCGGTGGCGAGGGCCGCAAGGCGGACGCGTACCCGGAGCCGCCGCCGCGCGTGCGCATGGGCTACGCCGGTGGCCTCGGCCCGGGGAACGTGGATTCGGAATTGCCCGCGATGATCGCTGCGCGGCAGCGCACCATCGACGCGGGCCACGTCGTGGCGCCGTTCTGGATCGACATGGAGTCGGGCGTACGCCGCGACGATCGATTCGACCTCGGCTTGGTGCGCGAGGTGCTTCTGAGAACAAGGGGCGCAATCGTGGATGTTCAATGAAACGCCTAGTGACATCCGTGGCGACGTCGCGCACCGATTGCATGGCAAGTGACATCGCTGTCGTAGTTGCAATGCAGCGCAATGCTTGGACATACGCGTACACGCGTGCCACCGCTGTCGTAATTGCGACACGCTGCCCGTTCTGCGACCCGCAGATCGCGAGCGCCCGTGCGGGCAACGGGCGCGCTCGTAACTACGACACTACTGGCACCGATGGTGCACACGTGGTGGCCAAGCCGATGCCCCGTCGCCCTCTCGCTCAAGTGACCGCGAAGCTGCCGCGCAAGGCGATCGGATCATTCCGTCGCGCGGCGTGTGATTCTGGCGTGCGGTGCCACGTGACCGCCGAAGGCGCGAAGTGCGCCCAGCCCTCCCTCCGGGGCGCCGCCCGCACCTCGCCTCCCCCTGTGCTTCTCGTGGGCCAGGGGGAGGCGTCGCCGAGGGTCGGACCGTGAGAGACGTACACATCTGCTCGTTCGCGGGAGAGCGACTCCCGGACCCGCCGGGCGTTGTCACCAGGGGCTGCGTCGCCTTTGCTTACGAGCTCTGCGCCATGTGCGGCGCACACATCGACGGCGGCGCACGACGCACGGTCGTGGAGCACTGGGACCGCGTCACCGCTATCCTCTGCGATAGCTGCGAGCCCACGCCGGAGATGCTGGCTCCGAGGCCTCTCCCGAATCCGCCCCGCTGCGACGGCACCGGGAAGAGCGGTCGCGGGCAATGCCGAGATTTGGGCACGATCGGCGTTCGCTTCGCCTGGGGCTGCGTCGCGTACTGCCCCCGGTGCGCTGACGCGGAGTGCGGACCCGCTTCGCCACCGATAGAGCCAGCGCGGGCCTCAGCGATCGACAACGCTGCGACGAAGCCCGCGCGCGCTCCGATGGCCGATTCTCGCACGATCCTTGTGTGGGCCTTCTATGACGCGCCGAAGGAACTGCGCGATCTGAGTCGTCACGGCGGCGACAAGGACTGGCTGGCGTTCGTTCCGGAAGGCGTCGAGCGCCCCGAGTGGATATACGACGGTTCCCCATTCGGTAGTTGCAACGTGTCGACGCACGCGGTCGACGGCGGGACCGTCTACATCGGAGCGCACTCGTGAATCGACGCCCATCCGCAACACTATCCGTGGTGTTCCTTGACTTCGATGGCGTGATAAATTCGATGCCCTACTTGCTCGCGCAGGCCCGCTCGGGCGACGGCGAGCCCGGAGAGGCGTCGGCCATCGACCCCGCCGCCATTCGTCTCGTCAACCGCATCATCCGGCGGACTGTCGCCGTCGTCGTGGTCTCGTCGGCATGGCGACACGGTCGCACGGTGCCCGAACTGCGCGCCCTCCTGCGGTCGCGCGGGTTCCGCGGCCGCGTCGTCGACAAGACGCCGGAGTGGGTGAAGAAGCCAGGCACGGGACTCGTAGTCGACGCTTATGGTGAGCGCGGCGACGAGATCTGCGCCTGGATCGAGTCGGCGGAGGCGCGCGGATTCATGGTCGATGGCTTCGTGGTCCTCGACGACAACTCGGATATGAGCGCGGTCCGCGCCCACTTCGTCCAGACCTCGATGGACACCGGCATCACGGAGTCCGACGTCGAGAGGGCGATCGAGATCCTGGGCATGGGGCGGCCGGTGGACTGGCCGGAGGTGGCGTGATGGCGACGCCCGCATATTGCCTGTCGTGTCACATGGTCGACGACTACCCGGCGATGCGCGGGAATCGCATCGCCGACATGAGGTGTCGCAAGTGCAATGCGGGCCCGGGTCGTCTCGCCCGCCGCGGCAGCAAGCTCGCGGTACAGGCAGCGCGCCAGGCGCTCGAAACGGTGCGAGGCATCGGAGGCCTGTGCGACGAGCACCTGCTCACGTTGCGCCGAACAGCCAGGATGGTCTGGCCTCGGTCGGAGCCGTTCACCGAGGGTGACAAGCTCCTGCTGCGCGAGCTCGACGCGCTCAAACTCGTCATCTACGACCCCGCGCGCCCAAACGTCATCGAGCCCACGACGACGGGCTACCGGATCGCGTGGCTCTTGGACGACGCCATGTGGTCGCCGAAGGCTTCTCAGTTGGGCGGTGCCGCATGAAGCGCAGCGAATGCGAGAGGATCCGAATCTGCCACGCGCTCGATCGTGCGCGCGCGACGCTCAACGCGATCGATATTGCCCTCAGGGTGGACGCCCCGGTGGGTATTGATTTGGCGCAGCAGGTGGTGGCCATGGGCACCGACATCGGTCTGCTCCTGGCGAAGCTAGACGCCTATCAGCGTGCCGAGGACGATGCTAAGACCGCCGCCCGCGCGGGTGGCGCATGAAGAAGCCCCACCCCTCCGCGATCCGTAGCGCCGCACCTCTCGGCGCGAAGGCGCCGGCCGACCGCCTCTCGGCCTGCAACGTGTGCGGCGAACCCAGCGAGCCGCTTGGGGCCTGGCGTGCGCACGACGATTGTGACATCCCGATTGCCGGCACGCGCGCCCTGGTCTTCGTCGGCGCCGACCACCCGGCGTGCCGCGAGGCGCTCGACGCGCACCCGCGGCTCTTCACCGAGGAGGGCGGAGCGCCAGGACACTTCCCGCTTCTCTGCGGGCCGTGCGTACATCGCGAGGGGCTCTCATGTCGGTGCCCGGCGGCGATCCTCAACGGCGGTCCCGGGATCCGAGTCGACATGAGCAACAACACGTCGACCGTGATCGTGTGCTCCCGTGGCGGGTGCCACCGTCCGATCCAGAGGGCTTACGGGTGCTCAGGGCAAAGGTACCCCGAGGAGAAGCGCGATGGCTGAACGGTGCAAGGACTGCGGTGCGGAGTTGGCTGGGTACACGACTGTCGGTTTTACGGGTCCCAACGAAAAGAACGACCAACACGCGGACATCGAGCACACTCCCGCGCGCTGCGTCGCCTCCCTCAAGGCGCAACTCGCCGAAGCCCAGTACTGGCGCGAGCGACACGTGCGCAGCGAATCGGAGGGCGATCGGCCCGACGGCTGGGTCCACTGCTGGGGGCGTCACCGCCGCATCGCGTTCGACCACTACTTCGCCGACGACAGCGCGACCTCCGTGTGCGGAGTGCGCGTCGAGCGAACGCGCGCGGCGGCCCCGGAGGACATCAAGAAGTGCTCGCGCTGCGTGCTCATTCTCGAAATGCGCGCCAAGCGCACGGAGGCCACATGAGCGCATCGAAGGAAGCCGCGCCGCTGCGCGTGGAGTGGGCCTGCCCGAAGTGCGGGGCCAAGGCGAACGAACATGGCAAGGGCGGCGCTGGCAGGTGTCGAGACACGCTGGACGACTCGGCGCAGGCCTGTCGTGGCTTTTTGTGCCAATGCGAAGACGCGGGCATCGATGATGCTGACACCGCGGCCGAGGACCATGGGTGCACGTTCGCCAACCCGTGCACCAACGCCGTTTGTTACCACTGCGAATTCGGGATGGAGAACGGGGGGCGGTTCCCCGTCCGACCGAAGGGTCTCCAGGCGTGGGAGCAAAAGGCGCTCGACGCCGGGTGGGCGCCACCGGCGAAGCGCGCGGCGGAATTGGCGACGAAACGGAGGGCTACGTGATCAAGTTCGAGAAGCTCGAGCCGGGGATGGTGCTCCTGGATATCCACCGGGAGCGCATGGGCAACACAAGACAGAGCCAGTGGGGCTTGTGGGAGGCGCGTATCATCAGCGTTGACCCCGAGACGCGTACCGCGATGGTGCGCTGGAACGGCAACGCGCTGGAGAAGTGGCCCGCATACCGACTCCAGCGGCTCCGCACCAAGCCGTCCGCGGCGTATGTCCGGCAGCAAGAGCGGCGTGGGGTCACGTCGTGGTGAGCGACCTCCTGTCCCTCGCGCGCGAGGTGCTGCGTCTCGACGCGGAAGCGACGAAGGGGCCGTGGCGCGCCGGCAGCGTGGAGAAGTTCCATGTCTTCGTGCCGGCGCCCAAGGACAGCCTCTCGGGTCGTTCGCGCGCGCCCAAAGGCGCAGGGCCAGGCTGCGGGTGGTGTCGAACCTGGCACTGACTCCAGATCCATGCCGCATCCCCCAGGCGATGCGTTCAAGAGAGCCGAGCACACCTCGCATGGATCACGTGGGGCGGAACCCGACCGCCAGAGAGACATGGGTGACAGCCGGAAAGACGGCATTCTGCGACCGAATGGAGCGGACATGACTGACCGGTGCAAAGACTGCGGGACAGAGCTGGTACCTGGGAATCGATTGACGAACATCGGCACCGGCGAGCGCTCGCATCAGCGTGACGCGTGCATTGCGGCGCTCAAGGCGCAACTCGCGGATTCGCGGCGCCTCCTGGAGGCCCTCGGTGGCCGCGGGCACGTGTTCGTTCCGCTGGGCTCGGTGAAGCTCACTTCGGAGGCCCAGGCGGAATGGGACCTGGGAATGCGGCAGCTTGAGGAGCGCGCCCGTCCCGTATCGCCGGCTGCGGTGGCGCCAGTTTGCTCGACCTGCAACGACACGCACTGGATGACGCTGGGCGACCGGGTCGGCAATGTGATGTGCGCCCGCTGCCCGGTGCCGTGCGACGCGTGTCGCGGCAAGCTCCCGGGCGGTGGACTCGGCCCCTACTGCGCGACGACTCCTTGCCCGTGTGAGTGCCACGTGAAGAGGGCCAAGTGAGACTGGGGGGACCTCCGGTGAGCATCACTGGGGTCACGCGAGCCGAAAGCCGCCGTCGCGCCGCCGTGCGCGAGGGCGGCGCGATCCGACGTGCGCGCGAGCGCGGCGCCGGCGGCCCTCCCATCACCAAGGCGACTCGCGACATGGTGTGGGAGCGCGACGGCGGCTGTTGCTACCTCTGCAAGCTGCCGGTCCCGCGCGAGCAGCTTTCGATAGAGCACGTGATCGCCCTGGCCAACGGCGGCACGAATCACCCGGACAACCTGCGCGCCGCGTGTCGCGGATGCAACTCGCGCAAGGGTGCGCGCACCGTCGCACGCCGCAAGGGACTTCGCCGGTCGCCGCTCAAGGCGAAGCCTCGCGTTCGACCGCTGCCAGACGACGTTTTCTGAGGAGACACTCGATGGGCTACATGCATATCGACAATCTGTACAAGGACCAGCGGATCCTGATGTTCCGCGAGTGCTACGCCCTGGAAAAGATCCACGGCACAAGCGCGCATATCACTTGGCGTGACGGTCTGCTCATCTTTGCCTCCGGCGGGGAGAAGCACTCGCGCTTCGTGTCGCTCTTCGACGAGACGTCGCTCACCGCCGCCTTCGAGGCCCTCGGGCACCCGGAGCTCACGATCTACGGGGAGGCCTACGGCGCCAGCCAGCAGCGCCAGAGCCATCGCTACGGGCCGAACCTGCGCTTCGTCGCCTTCGAGGTGCAGGTCGGAGGAACGTGGCTCGCGGTGCCGCAGGCACACGATGTGGCGACGAAGCTTGGTCTGGAGTTCGTGCACTACGTCAAGATCCCGACGACGCTGGACGCGCTCGACGCGGAGCGCGACGCGCCGAGTGTCCAGGCCCGGCGCAACGGCGTGGAGGGCGACCGGCCGCGCGAAGGTGTCGTCCTGCGTCCCCTGTTGGAGTTCGCAACCAACGACGGTCGGCGCATCATCGCGAAGCACAAGCGCGACGACGAGCGAGAGACCGCGACTCCGCGCAAGCTCGTGGACCCCGCCCAACAGGTGGTCCTGACGCGAGCCACCGAGATCGCCGACGAGTGGGTGACGCCGACCCGTTTGGAGCACGTGCTTGACAAGCTCGGGCCCGACGTTGGTATCGATCGGATGCGCGACGTCATCGCCGCCATGACCGAAGACGTGCTCCGCGAGGGCGCGGGGGAGATCGTCGACAGCCGAGAGGCGCGAGCCGCCATCGGCCGGAAGACGGCGGAGGTCTTCAGGGCGCGGCTTCAGGCGCGACTCCGCGAGGTCGCGCAGTGATGCGCATCGCCCTGGACTTCGACGGCGTCATTCATAGCCACACGTCGCCGTGGACAGACGCCCACGAGATCCTCGATGGCCCGGTGCCGGGCGCTCTCGCGTTCATTCGCAGCGCCATCGACGCGGGCTTCACGGTCGCAATCCACACGGCCCGCGCCAACACCGCCAGCGTGGTGCCACACATCCACGCGTGGCTCGCGAGGCACGGCCTGGAGGAGCGCTACGCGTGGCTGATCGAGGTCACGGCGCTCAAGCAGTCGGCTCACGTCTACATCGATGATCGCGGGTGGCGCTTCGAGGGGACGTTCCCGACGCTCGAGGAGATAGGGGCGCTGAAGCCATGGAACGCGCCAGCGACCACAGGAGACGGAGGCGCACCGTGACGGAAGCGCTGGCACCGCTTGCCGCCGAACGAGTGGCGCCGCTTCGACGCGTGATTGCTCGCGTTGAGGCTCGTCTGCGCGAGGCGTGGACCAAGGGCCTATCGACGCATGAGGTCCGCGCGATCGAGAAGGAACTGGCTCGCCTGCACGAGCACGAGCGCGCGCTCATCGTTGGTGACGAAGACGTGGCGGCCGGCATTTGAACCGACGGGATGAAACGATGAAGCCCATTCGCGAGATGACGACGGAGGAACTGGCGATCGATGCCTATCTCCCACGCGGGACATTCGAGGCTCACGAAGCCGTCGACGAACTCGCCCGCCGGCTGCGGGAGGCGGAGGCGGCGCGAGATGCCGAGACGGAAGCATGCGCGAAGGCGTGTGATGAGGTCGCAGGAGCATACGCGATCGCGAAAGAGCCGGCGTTGTGCCGAGTGGCCAGCGCTCTAGCGCGCAGTATCCGAGACCGCTCCGCACTTCGGAGGACGCCTTGAAGCCCATTCGCGAGATGACGACGGGGGAGCTGCTCAACCCATCACCCGCCGCACGCGAGGGCCAAAGCGCTCATGATCTGCCGCGGTGAGACAGGTCGGCCCGGGTCCGACCATGCCGAGTGGTGCCCAGACCACCGCGCCGCGCGCCCGTGACTTTCCACGAGGCCCCGCGTTTCGCAATTACGACATCGATGGCACGCATAGTGCTTAGCTTGGCGCCCAGGAGAAACACCATGGATCCGCGCACGAGGGGATGCGCTATTTGCCTGGATGGAGACGAGCTGGTGGCCGGAGAGGTCGAGGGACTGCCGGCGTGCGACGAATGTGTCGGTCACCAGCGCGCCATCGCTGTCCTGTCGGGGGAACGCACGACGCCGTGCCTCTCGCCCGTCCAGGCGCCACGCCGTCTCGCAACGGGTGTCGCGTCGTGAGGCCTCAGACACTGCGCTCGTGGGAAGGCACAGACGCGATTTGCGGCGCAACCCCGAGAAATAGCGGCTGAGAAGGCACGCGGAGCGCCGGCATCAGGCGCATGGAGGTGGTCTACGAGAAACCAACGAGGTACGAACCCATGTCGAACGAAAGACCGAAGGCAATCGCAACGGGTACGCTTGGACACATCGGCATCGATGCCGACGTACGGCTTCCGGCGAACGACGAGCGGTCCGCCGGCTCCGCTCATGGGCGTCATCGGGTGGATCTACGACGTCGTGCACGGGAAGGAACTGCACGCGGAGTACAAGCGACTGAATCCTCGCGGACCGAAACGGAAGAAGCACCACCAGTACTTCTCCGATGAGCTGAGGGGTCTCACGCACGAGGATCTCGTGATCGTGAAGGCTCTCTCGGACCGCAAGGAACCGTTCCAACTGGGACTGACGGGTTAGGTGACGCCCATGGCCCTCGCGATTCGCAAGCTGACGCCCCTCGATTGGATCATCGACACCGACACGCCGATCACGCCCGAGACGGCGAAGCAACTCGCCGCGGAGGGGTGGACCGCGGCCATGCGCTACGCCGTCGATGTGTCGGCCGCGGAGTTCGAGGGCCTGATGGCCGCGAAGCTCGCGGTGGGGTTCTTCACGCACGGGCGGCAGGAGAACTTCAGCGCGGAGACCGGAGCCGCCGACGCGCAGGTGCTGCTCGACAAGGCGGCGGCCCTGGGCATCCCGCCGGGGCTCACGTACGGTCTGGACTTCGAGACACCCCATGGGGCGCCGACGCTCGCCGAGCTCCAGGCCTACGAGGCGGGCTATGGTCGCCGGATCCTCGCGGTGCCCGGCAACATCCCTGGCGTCTACGTCGGGGAGGGCCTCGGCATGACCTCCGCGCAGCTCACGCACATGGTC